AGTTGCTTATCTCGTAGGACATCTTGATATGGGCGATAATGATATAGTCAAACTTGGTGATGGTGATGATTTACAATTTCATCATAATGGCTCTCACAACTACATAGATATAAATAATGGTAATCTTTATTTTAGAGATGATGCAGATAATAATATCTTTACTATTTATAGAGAGGGTGGTGGAGTTCAATTAAACGAGGGCGATGTAAAAATACCTGCAACTTCTAAAATTTATTTAGATGGTGGTGGCGATACTTACCTACACGAGGTTGCTGCTAATTCAATAGCATTCAATACTGGTGGTGCAGAAAGAATGAGATTAAATACTGATGGATTAGGTATAATGACTGCTGACCCTGGTGCTTACAATAATGATGGAGATGACTTTGTAATATATGGCACAGGTGATACTGGTATGTCAATAGCAAGTGGAACATCATCAGATGGTTCTTTAATATTTGCTGATGGAACAACTGGAACATCAGGATATAGAGGCAAACTTGTCTACGAACACGATAACGATGCTATGGTTATTTATACTGCTGCAGGAGAAAGAGTAAGAACAGACTCATCAGGTAGATTAGTAGTAGGTGCGACTGCAGCAATCGCAAATGTTGCAGGAACAGGACATTTTCAAGTATTAGGAACTGGTGGTGGAGATTCTACATTAACCATAGGAAGATTTAGCAATAATAGTAGTCCACCTACATTGGCTTTTTCTAAATCAAGAAATGGAACAATAGGTTCAAACACTATTGTTCAAGATGGAGATAATTTAGGACAAATAGTTTTTACTGCATCAGATGGTTCAGATATGATATGCAATGCTGCGAAAATAGAAGCAGAGGTAGATGGAACTCCTGGAAGCAATGATATGCCTGGAAGATTAGGATTTTATACTGCTGCAGATGGTGCAACAGGTGCTACAGAAGCATTAAGGATTGATTGCACACAAGATGCACACTTTGACCAAGATGTAATTGCATTTTCAAGCACTCCATCAGACATAAGATTAAAAGAAAATTTTACAAAGATTGAAAATGGATTAGATGTAGTAAGCAAATTAGAAGGACATACATTTAATTGGAAAAAGGGTGGAGAAAGATTAAGTGCAGGATTTAAAGCACAAGAAGTAGAAAAGATTTTACCGCATTTGGTTGATGAGAAGAAACTTCCATTGAAAGCAGATGATGATAAAGAATATAAGATTTTACGATATGAGGAAATGATACCTTATTTAGTAGAGGCAATAAAAGAACAACAAGAAGAAATAGAGTTGCTAAAAGCAAATCTATCTGACTTAAAATACAATAGGAGATAACGATGGCTAAAAAAATAGCAGAAAAAGCAAGTGATGCTTCAGTTAAAAAAGTTGAAATTCAACACCTTAAAGCAGGAAAAGACGATAAAGGTAATGATGTAAACTTTGTTGATAGAACTGAAGTTTTATTAGTAGATGTTGCGATTGAAGATGCAGAAGCACAATTAGTAAATGCAGAAGCAAGAGTAACTGAACTTAAAGCAGATATTGCTGAATATAAAAAGATTAAGGGTTAATTATGGCTTTACCTAAAGTCCCAACAACGAATGTAGGAATATATAACCATTTGAGAGTATCAACTGATTGCAATGAAACAACCAATTTAAGCTTGGGAAGTTTGTGCAATGGTGGAGATATTGGTGGAATTGACCATACATTTGGTGGTGAAGGTGGTCCAGCAAAAGACTTTGATGTGATTGGTGGAACAAACAATCCAATAACCACAACAGTAGATTCAACAAATTTATATGACGATACTATAGGAGTTGCACCATATAATCTTGCTAATTGTATTGGTGGACAATATACATAAGGATAGTGGTGGAATCAAGTGATTTGTAGAGATAAAAAAAATAAAAAAAAGGTTGACAAAGATAAGAATAATTTAGTATTTTATATTGGTGAAGTACATAAGGACATTCTTAATACTTTTTACCCTTTTCTTAAGAGGAGAAACTATGGGCGTAAACGATAATCAAATAAAAGAATTAATTAAAGATGTTTGCGTGCAGTTAGGAGAGAAATATGCGAAACCTAAAGCACTGGACATTGTATATGCAACTGGTCTTGTGGAAAGCAAGTATCAATACATTCAGCAAATTGGAGAAGGTCCAGCAAAAAGCTTCTGGCAGGTGGAACCAGAAACTGCTGTGGACAACTGTAAAAACTTTATATCAGCACGTCCTGAACTTCTTCAGAAGTCTGCAGATATTCTTGGTATCGACCCTTATTATTTTATTGACCCTGACATCGATGATTGGGACTGGATTCTTCGCACTAATATTGCTGCTGGTATATTGCATTGTAGAATTAAGTATTGGCGCATACCAGAGCCTATTGAAGATGGGCCTCAAGGATTGGCTAAATATTGGAAACAGCACTATAACACAGAACAAGGAGCGGGAAGCGTAGAGCATTTTCTGCACTTAACAGAAGGAAAATTATAATGGCAACATCATTTTATGATATATTGGGAGATTTACAAACTGGGATAGGTTACGGAAAAACACAAGGTCTTGTTAATTTAGGCTTTGATGTTCAAGACGAAAAAGACCATTTAGAAGGTCTTATAAGAGAGTATGAAAAAAATATTACAGATGCTGGGTATGACGTAGAAGATTATAAAGCAGGACAAACGAAGAGAGGAGCTCTTCCTCAGGCAGCAGCAGTTGCAGGAAAAATGCTTGGAAAAGGAAAATGGGCAACAGCAATTGCAGGAATGCACCCTATTGGACAGTTAGCTTTATTGGCTGGAATAGGATTTGGCTCAAGAAGATTATTTGGAAAAAAGAAACCTAAAGTAGAACAAGTTGATTTTACACAAGGTCCAGAAGGAAGACAAGGTAGATTTTTATCTGAATCAAGAAAAGATGCTACAATGGACCAAGAAACTTCAACAAGATTTATTAGTGAAGCATTAAAAGGTAGCAAAACAGCAGACCTTCTTGGTTCTGTAAGCACAGCAGCAACGCTTCTTTCTCTAACAGGAGGAAAAGATTTTTGGAATATGGACGCTTCAACTCCTATAATTGATGATAAAATTAGACCTTGGTTTCAAAACCTGTTTTCAGGAAAAGGAGGCGATGATACATCATTAATGAATAAGTCATTGCAATACTATCAACATCACTTACCAGGAAGACAAATAACAGGTTAAAATAACAAAAAAAGGAAAGTTATATGGCATTTTATGATGAAAGTTTTTTAGATACAAGTTTAGAAGATATATTTGAAAAGTATAGACCAAGTAGATATACTGGAGGATGGCAACAGGGATTTTTAGACCCAGGTTCTATGTACGGATATGGGGCAATGGGTCCTTATGGTGAATATTTTGACCAATTAAATCTTGACCCGTCAGAATGGATGCAAGGGAGAACTGCTTTAAAAGAAAGAGCTGGGAAAATGCACGGAAATATTGAAGCTCAATACGGTCAAGGATTAAGAGGATTGGGAGAAAAATCTCTTTTAGGAATAGAAAACATAAGAGGGTCTCAAGCAAAATCTGGTATGGTTGGAGGAGCTTCTGGAAGAATGCTTGAACAACTTCGTCGTTCTGGAGCAGAAGGAGTAGGAGATTTATCTCAGAGAAGAGGTTCTCAGCATATGACAGTCAGTGACCAAATATCAAAAGAATGGTCAGCTTATAAAGGACTAATACCTTCATTCCTTTCTCAGGCAGCAAATATTGCTATGGGAATCAGAGAATCAAGCCCTACAGACCAAGAAATTAGATATGCAAATACTGATGATATTTATAATCTTTCTAGACAATTATCTGGAGAAGCACAAACAGGATTTGTAGATAGAGCAAATCAATTAATAGGTGGAGGAAACTTTACTTACCAATCTCTTATAGATTTATTAGCAGACTATCAAGGAGGAGGAACTTATGGCTAGAAATCCAGTTATACCAACAAGTATAGGAAAACAGGCTGTAGCTGACTTTCAACAAACTTTAGAAAGAATTATGTCTCTAAAATACCAGTCTGAACAAAATTCTATTAACCAAGCAAATAGAGAAGAAGATATAAAACGTAGGGCAGGTGAGAGAGAAGAAGAGATTGCGTATAGAAATAAAAGAGACAACATAACTGACACTAGAAATTATGAGAAGACCTTCTTAAGTCTGGTAGATACAGCAAATGAGTATCTAAATCTAGAAACGGGAAATTTTGAAACTGCATATCAAAGAGACCAGTATAAACTTGTGATGAAACAAGCTCTTGATTTCGCAGAGAATAAAGGTCTTACAGCCCAGCACAATGCTTATTCTCCTCGAATAAGTGATGATTGGTTAAGCTCAAAAAGTGCAGGACTTAACAAATTTATTGAGTTCAAAGATAACATTACTAATATAAACCCTGCAGTAAGAGAGTCAGGTGAAAATTTAATTTTTGATATAAATAATTCTTTAGCAAATAGCGAAATAACTCCAAGTCAATTTACAAAATTACAGCAACTTACAACTTCAAAGATAGCTAGTCAAGGTCCTTATGTTTGGGGTGACTTTGCACCAACATCAGGGGCATTAAAACAAGCTATGACAGCAGTAGGTACTGCTGCAGCTTCCTACACATCTAATACGTGGGATGGATTATCGGAAGCAAGTAAAAATAGTGCTTTGAGTAATTATTCGGGCACTGTGGGAGACCCAGTGATAGGAACGCAGAATAAAATGTCAGTTAGAAATGATGTATTTCAACAGTTTGGAGGTGATTTAATAAAGAAAGACTTAACTTCAGACAAGACGATTTCAATTCAAAGTAGCAAATACTATGATAAAATGTCGCTAATAACAGGAAAGCCAGCTCATAGACTGTATTGGGAAGACCAAAATAGTTCTCTTGAAATAACAAGTGCTAAAGCATTTCAAGACACTTGGCTTTCTAATTTTTCAGGGTTTGACAAACCTGGAGCTCAAAAGTGGGCAATGGGAGAACTTCCAAAAAACGTACTAGAGAATGTTTACATACCTAAACTTATTCAATCTCTTAAAATCACTAATCCTGAATGGCATAATCCTGAGAATGGTGCGATTAGCGAAGATATGATAAATCATATGGTTGAAGTATATGAAGTCCCTATGGCAAGTTTGAAAGAAATGACATCTGAATCTCCTGCAGGCGGTCCAAGTGGAAAAAGCGGTACTGGAGAAAAGAAAATTTTAGACCAGACATTAATCGACAACAAAACTGAATCTCTACACAAAGAGATAGTTTCTGATTCTAATAAAATATATGGAAAAAAATTAACAGAATCAGAAGAAGTATCTTTTAGTAAAAAAATTAGAGATGTACAGTCACTTAATCCAGACCATCCATTCTTTTCAGCTATAAAATTCACAGAAAAAGATGAACCTTATATTTCGGGAGAAGGATTTGTTTGGGCTCAAAAATTATATGACTTGCCTAATTCAACAGTGTGGAAAGGAAGAGCTTCTGTCATAAGAGGAAGATTGGCTGATTTAAAACGTTGGCCTGGAATTAATGAACCTGTTAAAGCAACTGATTCTTACAACCTCACGATTAAAAAAAATCAATACAGAAGATTGAATGAAAGAATTCTTAAACCTGTTCACACAGGTAGTATGGCGGGAGTATGGCAGACTAATCCAGAGATTAGAGATATAGTATTGAGTGGTCAAGACCCTTCAAAGGCATACAAACCAACTACTTCTGAAGGACACCAGAGCTTAAGACGATTTTATGATACAAAATTATATCTTACACCAGAGCTATTAAATCATATCAGTAGGAAAGAGCTAGAAGGTTCTCCTGAGATAGAGAGAGTTTTAACAGATGCCAGATGATAAAAAATGGTATCACATAGGAGGAGTATCTGATACTAATATTACTCCTACTGGACTTCCTTCTTTTGTAAAGTTAGAAGACAAAGAAGAGAAGGAGACTAAGTGGTACAACTTTGGTAGCAAAGACGATATAAAATCACTACCAACTATAGATGCAAGATTTAGAGATTATCCCATAACAGAAGAAGAGCAAAGAAGTAGTTTTTGGGATTCTATGCCTACGTGGTATAAACAAGCATACAATAATTCAATAGGCGGATTAATGCACCAAATATCTACTGGAGAAACCTATTATGATATAAGTTCTGCTCCAGATAGCTTAACTCGAGATTTGGTATCTGGATTTCTTTCTTTCTTTGCATCTAAAGAAGATTGGGCCGCTTTATTAGCTGGAGGTGGGATAGGAGGAGCTGCTGTTAAACAAGTTGCAAAAGCTGGAATAACTGGAGCTGTAAAAAGAAGAACAGCTACCGTTCTTACAAGAAAAATGGCTCAGGAAAAAGGCTTGGATAAAGCAGCTAGAACTCAGGCATATCAAAGAGCGATGGGAAAGATTGATGACGTTATACAAAAAGGAGGTCCTCAAGCTTTTATTCTTGGTACTCACCAAGGTCTTTTTGAGGCCGCATCTCACGCAAGAGACGATTTGGTATCTGGAGGATTTAATACTGACGAATATAAAGATTTAAATCCATTGGAACAATGGGGTAAAGCTTTTGGAACAGTTATGTCTCACGCAAATCCTATGGATTTTTTAAAGATGGGTACATTAGGTTTTGTTGGAGGCTCTGCACAAGCATTGAGATGGTCAGGCAAATTGCCAGTAAGACTACAAGGAGATGCTACATTAGGTTTAATATCTGAAGGTTTAGCATTTGGAGGAGCTGCTCCAGTTATTATGGAAGGAAGAGCTCCTACCTTTCAAGACTTTGTCATTGGCGCAGGTATAGTTGGTGCAATAAAAACTCCTGGTGCTATAGCTGGAAGACTAAAGAAACGTAGAGCTCGTAAGTACGTTGATGAGATGGAAGGGAAAGAAACAAACATTCCAGCGGCGGCAGAAGAAAAATATCAAAAAGCTGTACGAGATTTTGATAACAAGAAGATAAGTAGAGCAGAATTTGAAGCAGCTAAAGAAGAATATCGTTCTGCAAAAAAGACTTTCTTAAGAGAGGCTGCTGAAGAAGCTGAATACGGACCTATACAAAAAGAAGTATATGAAGCTCAAGGAATGGACGGTAAAGCTGTTCTTGATTTAGGGCATTATGAACACAAAAGAATTAAGGGAGTTTCTCATATTGTTGACCCTGTAACTGGACAGACAGTTGTTTCTCTGTCTAACAAACAATTCAGGAAAGCAATATCAAAGAAGGAATTTTCAGATTCCAGCAACAGATATTTAGAGATAGATATAATGGGAACATTTGAGAGGAAAAGACCTGGACAACCAATAACTTATCAGGGAAGACAATTAGGAAGGTCTGAAGTAATTAAATATCAAAAGATGAAAAGTGGAACTGTAGAACCTGTTCCTTTTCTTGACGCAAAGCTTGTAAGTGGCTCTTTTTCAGCTTCAAAGGGTAAAACAATATCAATACAGATTCCTGGTTTAGGAAGATGGCATTTAAATGAAATGAATACAAATTTATTTTTTAAATTCTGGAGAGGGAATGGAGAAAGGTTGAAATCATTTGAAAAAGGACTTCCTAGTTCTGAAAAAAGCTCTATAATGACAAGACAAAGAAGAAATCAAATTCAAGATATTAAAAAGAAAATGGATAACAGCGAAGATGGATTTATTCCAGAAGACTACGCAAATGCTGTAAGAGATGTTGCGTCTAGATATGGTTTAAAATCTTGGGAAAAAAGCATAATTAAGGGAACACTTCCTGATGTAAATAAAATGACAGATTCTCAACTATATTACCTTTCAAGACATATGGAAGCTCAAAGAAATATAAGACATTGGATGAAAGTTCACAAAAGGGATTTTAACTCATATCTTACAGATGAAATAGCTGGAGCGAACAATCAGTCTTTATTCTCAAAAATGATGGGAGCTGCTAAGCCTTTTTACCATCAACTACAAAGCCCTGCTTCTAGAAAATCTTTGAGACTTTTACAGGTAGTTAATGAAAGAACAATGTTTAGAGCTTCTGAAAGATTAGGGCAACTAGGAGTATTAACAAGAGAGGGAGATAAGAGTCCATTTTGGTCTGGATATGTAAGAGGCTCCAAAAAAGATTTACAAAAATATGGAATAACAGCTCATCAAGAATTTATACAAATGTCAAAGTTTATAGCCAAAAAGAGAAAAGAAAAACCAGGTTTAGATAAAGGCTCTTATGAACAAATGTATATTGACGATATTATTAGAAGGAAGAATAAGGCTAAAGAAGGAAACGTTACTAAAGAAGGAGAGACCTTTGAACATCTTCAAAAAAGAGAGATATTCTTAAAAGCTGTAAGACCTTTTCTAGATGAAATCTATAGAGATGCAAGAAAAGCTGGAGTCCCAGTGGAGAGATATCTTGAGGGGTATTTTCCTAGAATGTTTAAAAAAGATGTTTTAGATATTATGTTTAATACTATGAAAAGCTGGGATGAAAAATTATCTCAAATAGTTGGAGATTATGGCTTAACATTAGATTCAACAAATTACAATGCAAACCAGTTGAATGCATTAAATAATAGAGTTAAAGAATTGCTTCGAGGATTTAAAGATGAAAAAGGTAATTGGAAGAATGCAACAGAAGAACAAAGAATAATGAAAGCAGTATGGCAGGCTGCAGAGGGAGAATTAGAAACAAAGATTGCAGCAGGTGGAGGCCCTGGACCTAGAGCTTTTGACGTTTGGGCTTTAATACAGATGAATAATTATACCAATACTTTTAAAAGATTTGCTCCTTTAGAAAAACAAAGAAAACTTGGTAGAACTGAGGTAGGCTCTCAAGATTTAATGAAAGCTATAGATAGGGCAGACAATACTCTTATGGAAACAAACGTAAGGGAATTATTAGGAGAGTATGTAAATGGGGCAACTAAAAGAATAGAGATGACAAAAGCTTTTGGACATAGAAATCAATATTTTGATAAATTATTAAAAGCCATACCAGAAGACGCTAAAATGCAAGGATTTAAACTCCCTGGAATTTTTGGAGGACAAGATTTGCCTTTAGGAGCAAGAACAGAAAGGGAAGCTCTTAGGCTTGTTATGGATACACTAACTGGGAATATAAATTTTGGACGTATGCCTTTAAGTAAAACTTTGCAAACTGTTTCTAATTTAGAAATGTTAACAAAGATATCTTGGGGTTATGCTGTTGTTCCTAATTTATCACAAACTTTAATATCTACATCTTTGGCATACGGTAATGGTCTTGCATTTAAATCTATGTGGAAACTTTATGGAGCAAAAGGAGCTAAAGAAAAACAAAAATTTGTTAAGTCTACAGGAGCAACATTCTTGACAGCTTGGGACGAATTTCTTGTACAAGACCAATTTTTACAAATAGGAAAAGAGAAAATGTTAAAATCTCAAGCACCTATTAAAGAAGTTGTATGGAATATGATGAAAACAGACAAAGGGTATAGAGATGGATTAACTGGAATAACAAGGTTTTTCTCAAAACCATTTAGTGCTGTCAATGAGGTGAATCAGATGATTGCAGCTGCAACTACAGAAGAATTTGTAATTAAAGCCGCTGGTATATTAACAGGTAAAAAAGGGTATCTTCAAAATATGCCTCTCATAGGAAAGAAAAGAATTTCATATATCGAAAACAGACTAAAGAGATTGGGTATAGATGGTAAAGACGTTGTTAAGCACGCAGATGCTATAATGAATGGTAACTACAACACTAAAGCTGAAAAATTAATGAGAGTTAAAGTAAAAAGAGGAATGCAAAAATTTGCCCTAGATAGTCAGCTTCAAAGAAACTTTATGTTAGACCCATACTTGTTTAATGACCCTTTTATGAAACCTCTTCTTCTGTTTAAAAGATTTGGATACAGGCAAGCAATGTTTGCTGGAGATACAATTGAAAGAGAATTTTCAAGAGGAAATCCTATGACTATACTTACATTAGCTGTTAACGGTTATTTTGGTGGACAGTTCGTTATGTGGGCAAAGGAAAAATTAGATAAAATTATTACTGGAGAAGAAAATTATTACGGAAGAAGAAATAGGCAGAAAATTTTTAAAGAAGACACTACATACCAAGATTTAATAAACTCAGCTAGAGCTATTGGTTCTTTCGGAGCTCTTTCTGACATAATGGTAGACGATGACCACGCATCAGCTTTTAAATTCTTTTTAAAACCTGTAATTATTGATGACTTTCAAAGACTCATTAGAGCTTATGACACTTTTTCTAAAAGTGGACAAACTCACTACCCAGAACAATGGGATGTTCCAATTAGAAAGGGACTTACAGTGGCAGCTCCAGTTTTAGGTGGCCCAGTTTCTAAAATGTTAACTAGAGGAGCTTTTGGAATTGCTCCAGGATTAGAAACTGAAGGAATGGAAAAAGATAGAGTAAGAGCTAGAAAAAGAGAAACATTAGAATTTGTTAGAGAAAGAATAATTTCTAACGATATTAAAGGAGCTGAAAGACATTGGGTAAACTTTAACTCTTTATATGGACAAAGATATCCAAGTCTTATGATATCTGGAAATGATATAAGTTGGGCTGAGATACAGAAAAAATTCTGGAGAAGACAAAAACAACAATATGAGGAAAAAACATATATACCTTAAGGATAAAAAATGGACATAATAGAAAAAATAAAAAATGCAATTTCAAAATATCAAAACAGTAATGTAGAGACATCCCAACCTTCCCTTGAAGAGATTCTAGGTAGGAATCGAAGACAACCAACAGAAGATGAACTTCTTTACGGAAGTATGAGACAAGGTTATACTGATGAACAAATGATGGAAGCTATTCTAAGTGTTTATGACCCTTCAGGAATTGCAGGTAGAATAAAAAATATTAGCAAAATTATCAAAGCTAATAGAAGGTCTGGGCCAAAACAAACATTAGACCCAGCCACAGACACTGGAAGAACTTTAAGAGAAATAAACAAAGTAGATAAAACATTAAAGACAGATAAGATATCTGGTCAACAACTTAGACAGGATATATTTGATGCAGCTGAAGAGCTTTCAGATGAAAATGCAGCAAAAGTAATAGAATTATTAAAAAATAAGAATTATTAAAAAATATACAATAGAAAGGAAATAGAATGGCAAATTTAACATTAATGGATTTATTGCAACAATTACAAGGTGATACGACAAACAAAGCTACAGATATTGGCAAACAAACCTTGAATGAGATATTTGGAAATAAATCTGCAGAAGCTGATTCTCTTCAACAAGACGCTATTAGACGTCTTCGAGAAGGAGGTCTGATTGGAAAACAAGGAAGAGCTCTTGTAGAAAGATTAACCTTTGACCCTTCAGATACAGGACCTATGTTTGGAGAAAATCCTACAACTGAATTAGACTCTTTACAGAGAGATGCTGTTGACCGTCTTAGAAGTGGTGGAATGTTTGGCAAACAAGGTAGAAGCTTAGGAGAGTGGTTTAAATCACAAGACTGGAGAGAAATTTTTAAAACACTTGGAACTAATTTAGGCAATCTTGACTAATGGCAAAAATAGATAATAGAGGATTATTTAATAGACTTTTTAAAGCAAAGAAAGCTATTACAAATCCTTTGAAAGATATTCCAGAGGCAGCTATAAAATATGGAATAGCAAAACCTCTTGAAATGACAACAGGGCTTTTAGCAAACATTATAAAAGATTACGCGGAACGTCCTGTTCAAAATATTTCACTTGATGTTGCTACTGGAGGAAGTGCGAAATTCGCCCCTCTTCTTGGTGGTTTAGTTAAAGGAGGAAAAGAATATCTTAGACTTTTTAGAGGGTTAAAAGATACAAGACCAGATGAAGTTTTAAGTCATTTAGATTCTTCCTATAAGAATATTGTCGGTAAGAGCCGTGGAGGAGCAGGACAGACTTTAACATACACTTCTCCATACAAAAAAGTTTCTGAGGGATATACTATTCCAGGCGGTAGTATTGAAGAACTAAAAACCTTAAAAGAGAAATCATCTACATTGCTTCGATTCGATGTTCCTTTGGATTGGGTAGATGAAGCCAATGCCGAAGCTATTTCTATTTTAAGAAAGCTTAAAATGTCTGATGATGTTGTTGATTTTGGAAAAGGTTATAGCCAAGGACAAATAGAAGACATATATAAGCTTAAAGATTTAACTAAAGTTTCAACAGTTCTTAGTAACTCAATTAAGAATAGAAGGATAGGTAGCCGTGTAGGAGGAAAAGAATATCTTTCTAGACATATTCCTAGCAGTATTAAATTGCCAGTTGATAGAAAAACATTACAAGATATAATTAAAAACGTTGAAGGCGCCGATAATAGTATGTGGAATGCATACCATACAATTTTTACTGAAGGAGTTCCAGCAAGATTTTTAACTGGATTAGATGAATTATATGTTCCTGCACATAAAATGCCAATGCGTAAAAAAGACATTAATTTTATTTTAGAAATGTTACAGGACCTTAAATGATTAAGAAATTAAAAAGGAACATCATCCATAGGTTTAGCATCGGAAACTTCCGCTTCTTCTACAGTATCATATAAAGTGCACGTATCGGGAGAAAACCCGACAGTAGCTTTTCCTGTAGAGCCGTATCTATTTTTAGCCACTACAATATCCAATCCATATCTACCATTTTTAGCATTCTCAAAGTCTATTGTCCAAGGGTAGTGAGTAAATGCTACAATCTCTGCATCTTGTTCTAAGTTTCCAGACTCAGCAAGGTCACTCAATTTAGGAATACGTTCTGTTCTGTATTCTATATTACGATTAAGTTGTGAAACAAGAATAACTGAAATATTCTCTGACTTACACAACCACTTATATCTTCTTGATGTATCACCTATTTTCAATCTTAAATCTCTTGTGTCATTATTTGGATATTCTATTAAACCGATATGGTCGTCTATAACGATATCAGGGTTTATACGTCTAATTTCCCTAAAAGTTCCCTCTAAATTACGAATGTTGTCATACATAAATAGTTTGTCAGTATACTTTTCTTTAATATTTTTTAAACTTTTTTCAATTAATTCCTTATTAGTGACTGCATTATGTCTTAACATATGATATGTAATACCTTCAGATTCCATAGCAATAAACTTTTTCATCATTTCTGTATTTGGCATTTCCCTGTTAAACATAACTACTTTCTTTCCTTGTAATACAAGATTTCTTGCTATGTTTGCAACTGTAGTCGTCTTAGCATTACCTGGACGTCCAGCAAATATAGTAATTTCTCCTTTAGTCATTCCAGACACAATTTCATCAAGAGCCTTTAATCCAGTAGTTGTCAGATTCTTTTTAGTGAACAATGAATCTTGAGTATCTTTAAGTAATTGGTCCAAGTCAAACTTTTGTCCTGGCTCAAGATTAATTAAAGAGCTTGCAGTGTCGTGAACATCTACCAAAAGACTTGTTATATCATTAGTATGGTCAGAGGCTCTTCTTGCAATAGTTTCTGACTGAATAACTAACTTTCTTCTTAGCCAGTCTTGATTTAGCTGTCGAGCATATGACAAAACATTAGCTGTAGTAGGTATAGAATCCATTAAGCCTGTAAGATAGTAGGTTAATCCGTCTGTTTTTGCTGACACATTAACTAAATCTACTGGAATGTTTTCGCTTTTTAAAGATAATATTACTTCCCATATTTCTTGATGTTTTAATTTATAGAATACTTCTTTCTCAGGTATCCAGTCTTTTATTAAATCAAAACATTTCTCATCTACTAATAAAGAACCAAGAACAGCTTGTTCAGACTCTTCACTATGTATACCTAATGCTCTTTCAATTTGAGTCATTATCTCTCTCCTTGCATTCGTGACACAATCCTTTTACTAAAGGAATGTTATTATAAACTTCAGGGTCTAAGAAATTTGGTTCAAACTTATTTCTAACTCCTATTTCTATTGCCCAAGCTCTTCTACATTCAGGACACCTTGTAGGAATTCTTGTTGTAGATATTCTACTTTTATTTTTATTTTTTAGTAGTGCGTTATAGTATGGATTTTGTTTACTATGCACATATTTATCGACTGCTTCTTTATCAAACCATTCTTCGTCATCAAAATAGTAATACAAAGACATAAAATATGATTTTTCTATCTCCCAGTCTTCTTTAGACTTGTAATCGTAATTAACTCTCAAAATAACTCCCTATGTTACTTATTTAATTGAAATGTAAGTTGGATTAACTCCAACAAATCTTTATACCTTATTGTAGCGTATATCTCTCCTCTATCTTCTTTTAGTAATGTAATATCGCAATCGTCTGGTGGTAATAAGTATTGAGCAATGTTTTTTCTAACCTTACACTGCACTTTCATTGTCCTTGACATCTCTTCGTTTAGTAAATATTCTATAACGATATCAACCTCAGGAGAAAGTCCAAGACTTCTTCCGTCGCTACCCCAAGCTCTCTTTGAGCTAAATCCGTGCTGTTGTGCTACTTCAACACATTCTTTCTCAAACCTGTTCCCTTTTGCTTTTTGCTTGTTTGCCATATTGATTAATTAATCTCCTTCTTACTTTGGATTTTTCTTTTCCAAATTTTCTTCTGTTTCTTCCCATAATTTAATAGATTATTCTCCCTTCTGTCCACATATTTTTTTGCCTGTCCACAAATCTAAATATCCTACTAATTTATTTATCTTATATTTTTTATCAAATTCAGTCTGTTTTGGCATTTCTCTCATTTCCCACTTATAATTATAACGAGACTTATTAAGATTGGTAATATTAAATACATATATATCGTTAGGAGTTCCAACAATATATAAGAATTTTTTATTGAATAAATCTGAATACATAATGTTGTAAGCATACTTATCAAACTCAATAATATAATTTTCATACTCTTTGTTCCTATATTTAATTTCAATTATGTAATTATTGTTATATGCGTCAAACCTGTGATACTCATCTTTGCATAAAATAGGCTTATCTTCCTTGAAATGCTCATTTAAGTGCTTTAATACCAATAATTCATTTTTTTTCATAAATCTCCAAAATTTTTATCTCGAGAATGCCCCTATAAGCGTGTTTAATTATTTTCCCGATATAACTATCGACTAAAATATGTTTCGTCCATATAGAGGCTATCTCGTTCTTTATTTTAAAAATTCTCACTTTTTATAGCTTTTATACCTGAATATACATTTCCGTGATGATATGCTTTATATAAATCATCTAAATCTATATAATGATATTCAAGTTCTAATCCTAATATCTCTTCGTTTTTCAAACCAACATAAAAACCTTCCGAATTTAAGCTTTCGCATATTTTAGAAAGCTCTTTAGGAAATATGCCATAATACCTTATTGCAGAAAATTGTCCAATTATTCCAAATTTTTTAAGGTGAGCGAGAATCCTTTTTTTGTTTCTCAATCTCATTTATCTCCCTATATCTTTTGCGAAGAATATGGACGAGATATTTTTCTTCCCGTCCAGAAATTTCTTCTATACCTTTTTTACCAAAGGCTAACCTTTTAGTTACGATTACTTCTGTAATTCCTTTACTCCAACCCATTAAGTCTTGGAATGAATTCATAATATTATTCCATTTAGAAATTTTCATAATATATTTTATACTCCCTTCTCTATTAATAAAATTTTTAGCGCCAACCAAAAATCGTATTTGTTTATACGTTTAGTAATAGTATAACAGGATTGGATACCTGCCCGCTTCCTTCTAAAGCGTATTGTGAGAAGGGAATATAATTAATCGCAACTGTCACAATGATTTGGACCAAATGCGGCTTTAGAATTTTCAATGACGTCTTGTTCAGTCATAGAGTCATTTTCTTTTTCTTCTGTATATTGAGACTGATATTGATTTTTTATAGACGTTCTAAGATTTACACACAATTCATTCTCTCCTTCACATCTATGTTCTTCTATCATTTCAATTAAAGCCTTTATTTGCTCTTTATCTAATGTAATATTATAGCTCATATGTTAAAAAGGTAAGTCGTCTTCCTTCAAAGGTTTACTTACTTCCCTATTTGATTTGAAAACATTGACTGCAAGAGGAGTTACTCTTTCCTCTCCGTCACTTCCAGTCCACTTGTCGTGAACAACTTTGATATTAACAGGATTACCTGAAATATCAGACTCCATTATGTAAGGTAGAAGATATCTTCCTTGCTTGTCTTTATCTATTTCATACCCACAAGCCTCGACAAAAATCATATACCCTTTGTTATTTCCTTGATTGTCTTCAAGGTTTGGATATTTTTCTTTGTCAGGAGCTTTAAATCTAAAATAACCTTTAGATTTAACTTCTCTTCCTTTCAATTCAGGATATCTCTCGTCATCAATAGAATATGTTGCTTCGAATATATCACTAAGATAACTATTCTTCACAACTATGTCTTTCTTGATAATAAGTTTGCTAACAATAGCCTCATATGTTCCTTCTTCGATTTTATACGATTTATTCCCAGTCGTATCTTCTGAAGGATTATAATAAGCAACATTGCTATCAATGTCATTTAGTAAGTCATTAACATTACTCATTTTCGTTCTCCTTAGTCACTTTTAGTTTAGACAATACTTTATCGTAATTGCCTTTATTTATTTTTCCAGACTTTAAAGCATAGTCCATTTTATCTGCGTCTTCTGTGCTCATTTGAGATATTTTAGTAACCAATATATTATATTGCTCTTCCGAAAGAGTGTTGTCAACATATTGTTTTCTATATACATCGTCCGCAACATTACACAATCTATTTACCGCAACTTTAAAGGCGTCTGAATTTGCTGCTTTTAAGTCATTACCTAAATCGACGTATCCACCACCACTTCTCGATACAGCTATTCTGTGAGCAGCGACGGAATCAAAACTTCGAGGAATTCCCTCGTCCATAATTTTTAGACGTCCGTGCACTACTATTGCCTTATCTCCTAATGTTTCATACTTAATTACCTCCCAAGACCAAATTGGATAGTGTTGGTTTAGACGCCAACGCATATATCCTTCGTCTACATAGTCAAAACCATTTCTACTTTTAACTACATCTTGAGGTGTAGATTGCTCTGAAACTTGTTGATGTTTAGATACAATCGTATCTACTTTTACTAACTCATTCATTTATACTCCCATTATTGTATGGACACAAGTGTCTGACTTCACAAAAAGCCTCGCATTTTCGTCCGTTCCAAGTTTGTTCTGTCGTGCATTTTTCAGGTAAATTGTCGCATTCTAATGCTTCAACAAGTTTATCTCTTGCACTTAAAAATTTATATTCCAATACTTCATCGTCATATCTTGGTATTTCTATAAGATATATATTCCTATCAAGCCCTCTATCTCTCGCAACAACAATTCCTCCGTCTCTCAAAGTAACTTGTATATACATTTTATCTACCTCTTGCCCTTTTCTCTCTAATAAATATCTATACCAGTTTAGCTGCCAACCCCAATCACCGTAGTCTGCTAATCCTTCGTCTCTATACCAATCCTTAACCATTTTAGGACTACCTTTTTTACCCCACTTACCAGACGATTTATATTTAGCTCCCGACGGACAAGGTATTTTATTGTAAGTCATACCTAATAATTGAGAACATTTATAAGAGCCTGTATTCTTATAATCTATCAACATCTTTGTTTCCTTGTCATACAAGTCTACTATTCCCGTTATATCAAATCCTTCTAATTGTTCTTCAAGTAAATGTCTATCGTCTGAATGTTGCTCTAATCGAGCGTGGTGCATAGTTCCTGCTAATGAGAACGCCCTTTCCTGAGGATTTATATAATATTCTTCTCTCCTCTTTAAGTAAGCCTCACACGTCCCGATTAGCAATTCAGTCGTCGAAGGTTTTCTATTTACGTCTCTCTCTTTGGACATCTCCATAAGAGTAGGTAAAGTCATACCCATTTTTTCTATGTCTACTTTACCTTTCTTAACGTCTTCAAAACTTACTTTATCTCCACTTGGGTAGATGAAACCAACTGCTGCCATTTTTATTCTCCTTACTATTAACGTAATCTAATATTAATCTATTCAGCGTTTCTTTCATAGAAACGCCCTCTCTTGCAGTTTTTGTTTTAAACTTTATCCATAATTCTCTATCGAGAACAAAAGATGTTTGAAATTTGTTTTTCATACCTGAATTTAGCAACAAATACATACCTTTGTCAACAAAAACTTTAAAACTTTATTTTATAGTTTCTTTCTCTATTGTTATTAAATCAATAGCATACCATATAATATTCCTATAATACTTAAACTCTTTTTGAGATAGTTCAACATTGTCTAATATGTCTCCCAATTTCATTAATCCTTTTACAATTTCAGATATTTTCATTTTTTCTCTCCATTAGTTTGTCATTTACTTTTTTCATTTTTTTATAAAGCTCAATGTAGCTTTTGTCTTTAAATATAATATTATTTTTATTTAAATGTCCTTCGTGTTTTATACTCCAAGTTTTGTCTCTCATTTTTCCTCCACTTTTACATTATAGCCTAATTGTCTAAATAGTTTTAATACCTCTGACTTAAAAGATTTATAGTCATTCTTTTTTACTTTAATTGTTATATAGTCTTTACTCATTTTTCCTCCCATCCGTCATCAGACGGAGCTTCAAATGTGTCTGATTTTCTAATTTCAGACGCTATTCCATTATGAGTTAGTTTAAAGTCATAACCCAAGTCTTCTCTTAAAAACTTAACTAACGTCATAATATATCCTTGTATGTCTCTTGCTAATTTATCTCTATCCTTTTTTAAGTTCATCGTCATACTCCTTTAATACGTAGCTTTTTAAATCCCATTTCTTTTGTAGTCTCTTCGCCCAGTCGTCCATTTCTTCGAGCGACATAGTTTGACTTAAATAAAAGTCTAAAAAGTTTGCAAAATCGTTCTTAACATTTTTCATTTCATAGTTTTTTTTGATATATTTAACTTGTTTCATTTTCAGTCTCCTTGAAGTGTTCTTCTATCATTTTTAATATTATATAAGCCTCGTCTCTACCACCTTCCAATTTAGCAACTTCTTCACTTGCCTCGTCGTAATATCTTCCGTCATTGTCGCTATTTTCCCAAACATAATCTATATCTTTTTGATTATATTTTATTGTAAGTTTACAAGTGTCTTTTATTTTATTTAATAATCTCCTATCTCTATTCATAGTTTTATTTTCGTCCATTGTTAATTTTCTTCGTCATATACTAAATCATTCGTCATATTGTCCATAGCGTAATCTAAATTCTTCTCTCTAATAGCGTCCTCTATTCCTTCGTTAAATTTAGCAACCTCTGTCTGAATTATTCTAATTTCTTCTTCAAATTCCTTTAACATTTCTTCGTCGTCTAATATAATTTTATCAGTATTTTCGTCTATTCTGAAATATACAGAAGAAGGTTTTATCCATTTAATATCTCTATGGTTTAAAATTTCTCTTAACTCAATTATAAATTCTTGTTCAGTCATTTATTTCTCCTTTGCAATTATTTGGCGACGCCAATTTGACGTCGCCTATTAACACAATATATCCTAACTATTTAATCGTTGAGTTCATATTTATTGCAAATTTCGTCGAAATTATTTAACAAATATTTATACTCTCTTTTGTCAAGTCCTATCATTTTTCTTACGACGGGATTATACATATTGTATTCTCCACTATCTCTTATTTCTATAAATTCAAGAACGTCTGACTTGTTTATGTTTATATTGTCATTTTCTATACTATTTTGTAGTATCATTTATCGTCTCCTATCTGTTTATACATTTACTAAATTTCTGATTTAATTATCTTCTTCTTCACATACTAAATCAATTGACAGATGTTGTCTAAATTCTTCTTGCATTCTCTCTCGAACGTGGACATTATTTCTATCAAATTCATATCTATAAAATTGCTCTACTCTATCGTTTACTGGATTAGATTCATCTGCGTCTAAAATTCTTCTCTCAATTTGAGTTTCGTCGCAAAATCCTTCAACTCCATTATTTTTATTTTGATTATCCGACGATAATTCGAGTTTTTTACTGATTACATTATTTAAAACCAATAAGGCATTATGTAATATATCTTTATTTATACTTACTTTCCTATCTTTATATATATTTTGTCCAAATGAATTATTCACAACATAAATACATAATAACTTATTTATAAAAAGAATAAAACCTAACTTTACATTTTCTTCAATTCCCGTCGTTTTCGTTAAAACATCTCTAATAAAATTTGGTATTCTACTTAAAAACCTTTCAAAATATTTATCGTAATAGTCGTTATCTGTCCAATGCTCATAAAAACTCGACGGGATTTCCTCTTCGTTATATTCTTCGATTAAAGAGTCGTAAAAATGACTTAAAAAATCATTAATATTTTCTTCGATATTATACGTTCCTTCTGACAAATATAAATCTGCAAAGTCTTCACTTTTTCTTCTATCTTCTAATCCTAAATTATAAAAAATATTTAATATTTCTCTATTTGTATTTACGGAATTATCTTCACTCAACTTAATTTCATTTTTTAAAGACGTTATAACGTCCAATAGCTTGTAATCTTCTTTTTTAATCATCTGTTGTCCTTTTAATATGTAATGTAATTATTAATATATTCTAAATCTACTGGCTTAATTCTTCTCGACTGATTATTTACGTTTGTGAAATCTGAAAGTCTTAATAGTCTATGGTTTAAATAGTCTATTGTCTCAAATCTGTTTTTGTTTTCGTCGAATTTTACTACTCTGTTGATTCTATTGTAACAATCGTATAAATGATTATTTTCTGTCATTTCACTATTGTTTATTTCGTCGAATCTATCTTCAAAATATTGTATGGTGTCAGTAGGTAATTCAATCATTTTATACATACTATTTTTAGTTATTAGAGGATGATTATCTCTCGACGACGTTCTTTTAAGTCCTAAATTAAGAACGGCTTGTGGAACGGCGATTAAATCATCTCTATCGTCCTCTGAAAATTCGAGTAAGTCCATTATACCATTCGAAACGTCCTTATACTCTTTTATTGATACGCTACTCCCATTTTCATATCCGTTTATTGCTTTTTCATCAGCTTGATAATTATAGTGTTCGTCGTGTAAAAAGATTGCTCTCTCTGATAAATCTTCACTTGGTGAAATACCTTCTCTAATAGAATTTATATATTTGTTGTATCCTAAAATCGTTTTTGATACATCAAAATCATTTTCTTTTAAAATATTGTCTCCTATTCGTCGTGCCGTGTCAAACATCTGTGTCCAAAATATATTCCAATGCAACATCTTTTTTGGATTTAACGTTCCACTATGGTATCTAATCTCGACGCCTCCATTCGCTTGGAATTTAGGGTGAAAATTTAGTCCGTGGTATCTTTTGTCGTTATACTTGTCGTTTGTATAATTTCCGTTGTCATACCAAAATTGTATAAACTCGTCTCTACTCGTCGCATATTTAAACGAGTTCCAACCCTGACTTACGGGATAACTCCAACGTCCTTGTAATCTCGAAGACGGCAAACTTGCAAAAATATGGGGCTCTGATAACTTAACAAGCGACGTTAATACTGAACAATGTATCCAATCAAAGTCTCTTGTGTCTATATGTATATGGTAACCACAACGAGAAGAAATAAATCCGTCGATATTGCTGTTCTTTAAAGTCGAAGTTATTGTCTTCATATCGTCGTAAAAAATATCTCCCCGACGGGGTTGTAACACTAACTCGTGTCCGTATGGACAATCTTCCGACGTTATACTTCCGTCGTGTTCAATATGTCCAGTTCCTCTATCTAAACTTTCGTCGTGTAATCTATTTTTGGACGCTAAATTTTTATGTAATAATTTATCAATAACGTCTGACGGCACTCCATTATGGTTAAATTCTATTTCGCTACCAACATAACGTTTCGATTTTATCTTTTTAAAGCTGTCTTTTAATTCGTTGTTTGTATTATCTATAAAATCTTTTAAAGCGTCTTTATTTAAATTCATATTCTCTAAATTGCCTTGTTCGTCAAAATTATATAATTGTTTCGACGGGTGTATAAAATCTCTGTTATTCTCTACAAATTCTTTTTCAAATACCTCCCATTCTGGATAATCGTCGCTATTTTCCATATAACAATATTCGCAAACTGGCTCGTCTCTATGGTTAAAATGAATTTCGTCTCTATGAACCTCTGCGTCGCATTCTGCACAACTAGAAAAAGTATCTTCGTAACAATCGTCGCAATAATTTTCTCCGTGCATTTCTGAATAACGGCTTGAATCGTTATGTATTTCATCCTGACAACCATAACAAGTAGTAAATTCTTCGTCATAACAATTCTGACAGACGTCTTCGCCGTTTGATACTCTTATCAAATCTTCTTCCAATACATTCACGTCGTCGCTACAACAATCGCAATTTACTATTCTTACTTGTGTCTCGTCGTTATTTCTTATTGGCATAAATTACTCCTACTATTTAATTTAATATGGAATTTCTGTTTGCTCTTCGTCGATATAACAACCACAATGGTTTTTTATTATATCTTCGTCGCAATACATACACGTATCGTCGTATTCTTGCATATCTCCAAACGTTAAATCTTCTTCTTTTACTAAATCTCCGTTCTTTTTGACGTAATACCAACGTTCTTCTTGCTTGTCTTCAAACCAATTATCGTCGTTTTTTCTATAAGATACTCCATAGTATTGAGAACATTTTTGAAGTTTCCAATTGTTTTCTTCTTCTTTATATCCCTTCACAAAATCGTCGTATTGATTTTGAACAACTTTGGAATAATCAAAATCTGACATATCTAATAATTCATTTTTTAAATTACCATTTTCGTCGTAATAATCGTAATTATCGTCTCTATATGTCCACTTATCGTAGTCCGTTCCATTCCAAATTGATGAGTAAGAATTTAACTTACTATAATTCACTATCGATACAAACCTACTCTCATATTCAAATTCCGTCTTAACTCTATTCGTTCCGTTCTTATCGAATTTTGTAACGTCGTAACTATATAATGTATTAGTCTCTAATGGAAACGTATCTATATCTAATTCCAATTCCATAAAAGCGTCCTCTAAAAAATCTTCTTCTGACGCATAAAATAATATTTGTCTATCTTCCCAATAACCTATATACAACGGACGATTTTCTTCTCTACATAAATGTAATACGTTTATATCGTCTTTAACAAATGCTAATGCAAAGTCGCTATCAAAATGTTTAACGGCATTCTGAATATCTGAATTAACGTCGATTGATTTAAATATTAATTGACTATCTACTGGACAATTCTTGCCTAATTTCTTTTGCATTTCGTCGATATTATAAACACAGCCGTTGTGCGTTCCTATTGTATTACCTACTTGGAACGGGTGTGCGTTGGCTACACTAATTGCTCCTTCCGTCGCAAAACGTGTATGTCCTAATAATATATTATTGTCTTTTAATTCTTTTAATGCTTGTCGAAAGTGTTTAGATTTCACGAATTTACTGCTTTCGTCTAACGTCTTATAAATCATTGAGTTCGTCCCAATAGTAGCAACTCCCGACGACTGATTACCTCTAATCTCACTATCTATTGCAATTAATTTAATTGCTTTTTTTAACTTGTTAAAGTCCTTATCTGATAAATCAGACGTCGGCGATTTTGCTATTCCATAAATTCCACACATAATTTTATATCTCCCTATTTAATTTTTTTGACGTCGCAGGAAAAAGAGGAAAGTCAAAAAGAGGTAAAAAACCTACGACGCCAATTAATATTGTTTCGACGTTTAAAGTCGACATAATGTATTTTCTCTCTCCCACGCACATAATATAATAATAAAATATGACAATGTCAAGGAAAAAATACAAAAAGATTTTATCCGTCTTAAAGGTATAAATCTTCGTCTTTTTTATCGAAACTCTCGACTAAATCTAACATATCATTATTACGTAATATGTCTTTTATTTCGTCGCTCGATATAGCTTTAATAAGCATATCTAAAACCAATTCAGCGTCTAATAATCCACTATCTATTAGACGTAATAAAAGTTTTTTATAGTCCATAACTATCTCCTTCCTTCGTTTAATGTTAAAATTCGTTGCCTATAAATATACTTTGTCTTTTTTAATCTTCCAAAAAGTATCTTGTATTGACGGGATTAATTCCGTCTTCTTATAAATCCACTCCGTCTTTAAACAATACTTATAATCTCCTAATATAAAGTAATTAAAAGAGCTCGAAGAATCAACCTTATACGACGATACGGGAAGACTATTTAATTTACTAAAAAATTCCTTTCTTGTAATAGTAATTTTATCTGTCGTCATAGCTATCTCCATAATCGTCTAAATACTTTTTAAATCTCGACGTTCTAAATCGTGGGTTAAAGTTACTAAACATAATACATAAGTCCTCGACTAATTCCGTCTTATTGTATAATTTATGCCTAATCAACCAATTAGCAATTCCTATAAAATGTCGTTTCGTCATCTCTTACTCCTTTATTGTTTTAATTAATATACGTCTTATTTTTAACATTGTCAAGACGTTTATTATTTACTTTGTCTGTATAACTTATCGAACGTTGAATCGTTTAATAAATTAAATTTATTGTCCATAAACGTATTAATGTCGTCGCCAATATTTATATTAACGTCTCCATTTTGTCTGTTAATACGTCTGTGTCTTGTAATTGAATTATTATTAATTACGACTTGTAATAGTATATCTTCGTCGTTTTCTTCTAATAAATCGACACATACATAACTAATCTGACGCTTTAAATAATCTTTAACGTCTTTTAAATTATACTTTGGTGACGCAGTTTCTACTGCCAGTCCTTCAATATAATACGTCGTTATAGTATCAAATGTCCCGTCGTCTCTTATTTGTATTTCAAAAGATAAATCAGGCGTTCCGTCTGTTAAGTCTTGTATGTCGTCTAATACTTTACCAGTTCCGTCACAACAAGAACAACAAACTAAATCCCTATCTTTTTTATAATCGTCGGCTTTCATATTCTCTCCCGTCGGTTAATGTTCTAATTTTTAATGGTTTTTTGTCCATAAGTGAATATAGTAAATTCTACAATAAATGTCAATAAAAGAATATAAATAAATTTTATCCGTCGTTTGCGACATTGCTCTATCTGGCTAATATAAAAAACAATCGTCGAACAATATAGCTCTATCTGGCTTAAATAAAAGCTAATCGTCGTTAAAAATTGCTATTCGTCGTAGAAAAAAAAAGATTATTTAATTGTTGACATTCTCAAAAAGTCTTCGTAAATTTCAAACTTTTTTAAAATAAATAAAAAAATACTTGCTTTTGTAATTTTAAATCGTTAAATTGCAGGGTGGACGTGGGCGGGTATAGTAGCTCTAAACGTCGTATAAATAAATATTTAAAAACACTTGCTTTTTAAAAATAACGTCAATATATTATAGGGTTACTTTAATTAATAAAAAGGATATACATATGAGTTTAATAGAAAAAGGCGTAGAAATAGAGGTAAATAAAACCAAGCCAATGAACACTACACAATGGAAAGAACACTTGTCAGGGTTTGAAAGGCGTTGGGATGAGCTTGCTGAAGATAAAGAAGAGCTTAATCTTCTGAAATCTATGGACAAGATGCCAAAAGAAACCATCTCTAAAAAAGAGAAGAGGATTCAAAGAATGGAAGAGCGTTTGTTGAATGAGCAAGAGCTACATTTTGCCACTTACCACGAAAAAGGTAAGAAGAGAAGAGCATCATCTTCCAAGATTGAGGCGTCGATTCTTACTATGTTAGAAGGTAAAGATAAAGAGAAATTGACTGAAATGATTTCAAAGCATAGAAGTCAGGGAATTGCTATTACTAAATTCTTACGTGAGAAGAATGTAGTAACAACAAAAACGAAGAACGGAGGAGACGAAGTTGAGGCTTATCCTACGTGCTCTACTAAATGGGACAACGATAACGAAGTTTCTTAAGTAGAGAGAAGAGGACGGGACATATTTTTGTCCCGTCTTTTTTTGCCCTTTTTTTATTTTTTTATTGACTTTGTCATTTTTAAGTGGTAAATTTGAGTAGGGCATACCATATTTTAAGGCGTAAAAAATAATTAAAAAAACACTTGCTTTTTATTTTTAAAACACGTAAATTGGAAGGGAGGTGAGGGAGGGAAGGGATAAAATAATAGATGTGGATAACTTGTGGATAACTTTTCGCCGAGTTTTGCTCTATCTAGCATAATTAAAAAATAATTATTATAGCACCATCATCTATATAGCACCGTCTTTAGCATTGATTAGGGGTATTTTGATTAAACTCTACATTTTATAGGGGTCGAGGATATAAATAAAAATTACAAATAGTATTGACAATAGATAAAAGTATTATTAACTTGTGTTAATTTAACAAATAAAAGGAATTGATATGAAAGCAAAAGAATTAAAAGAGATACTAAAAAATATTCCAGACGATAATCCAATAGGATTTTATATTGTAGGGGTAGAATGGACTGATAAATACGATATTAATTTAGGAAATCCAGAAGTTATTTGTTCTAATGGAATAAATGATGAGGGTTGGGTAGATTTTGGATTTCAAATACCAGATTCTATAAATTCAAGAACGATAAACAAAACAAAAATGATATCTGAATTGAATAAAATACTTGATATTGAAAAAAAGCCTTATTAACTTGTGTTAATTTAATAAACTAAATTAGGAGTATGATATGATGTATGATAATGAAATTAATAGAGATGAACACTATGACGAAGGGAATAGAATGTCTACTATTGCGTGGCGTTGTGGCGACTTGTTGGAAGCTAACGGGTTTAAAGAGCTTAAAACGTCTATTCCGTCGTTTCGTCCTTACTTATTAAGTAAGTATAATGAAAAATTCTATAGCGACGAATATAAGGAATTTAAGTTAGATAATCCTTGTATAGATATATACTACAATAAGCAATTAAAAGTATATGCTACGTTGAACGTAGATACTGAAGTAATATCCTTTGAATATAGAAGCGACAATAACGAGGCATATCTTGGATACTTTGATGTTGTTGAAAACATAGACGTTCATTGGTTGTTTGGAGATTGGAGGAAAAGAACAAACGATACGGATAGAGGTATAATGGAAGATGTATGTTGTGAACGTGATGGTGACGGGTGTTATCACGATACTAATCTATATTGGGCAATAGATACAAATCTAATACGTAATGGACGTAACTTGTTGGTATGGGTTAAAGATAGTGGTGACTTTGAGAGAAGAATAGAGAAAATAGGAAGAAGTAAATATATGATAGTTAAATAATAGTCATATCATACCACGCTGAACGCCTTGCTTCGTCCCTAACGGCTACTATGGGACGTTGTAGGGCGTTTTGTGTCAAATCCATTTTCGATTTTCAACGTAATTCTCTATTTTGCAAAATCTAAAAGACCCGACGCCCTTGTGAAATACAAGAGGCACACACAAAATCTTGCATTTTTTTGAGAATGGGATGTTTTTTTCAACTTTTCTGTAAAATTTCGGGGAAATACTCTGAAATAATATTTTTTTCTTGATTAAAATTATTTTTTTTTGGAAAATTTGTCGCGTTACTCTGAGTATTGAGTATTAAGGATAAATAAGATAGTAAAGATTTATTTTTTTAAGAGCACCGAGTATTAAAGGTAAACATTTTCTTTTCCTTTTGTCAACATCTTTTTGAAATTATTTATTTTAAACTATTTTCATTTAGTTGTTGACTTGTGTATTAATATAAGTGTAACTTACGTACACAATGGCTGAAAAACCATCAAAAGAACAACTAATTGAAGAAGCAGAAGCTATCATAGAAAAGCACTTCGAACAAGTACCTCATCTGGGAGAACCAAACGAAGAAGCACTGAATGGTCTTAGAAGAGAAGTTTTGAACGGAAAGCTCAAAAAAGAAAGAAAAAAATATGAAGATGCAATCGAATGGATAAGAAGAAAAACAAAGAAACGCTTCGAGAAGGGAGAAAAATGAAACTAAATATAGGTGGACACGAATATACTATAGAAGAAAGAACATTAAAAGCAAGTGACTCTACAAAAGAGCTATATGGCAGTCATTTAGTAAAAGATAATGTAATTTTTATTAATAAGGACATAGCACAATCAAGAAGGAGAGAAACCTTGATACACGAGGTCTTGCACGCCGTTTTTTACAACAGAGGCATAGAACACGATGAACCATTAATAGAAACCCTATCAAATGGGCTGCATCAATTAGGAGTAGGAGACTATTTATGGAAAAAAGCACGAAAAAAATCATAGAAGCTAAAAAATCAGGGAATAAAGAGCTTGTACAGAAATTACAGCAAGAATACGATAAAGAGTTAAAAATAATAAGAAGTTTAGAAGATGTTAAGGATAAGGAGGATTTTCCGAAAGATGACACAAAAAACAACAACAGCTGAAGATGTAGTAGCATATATTAAAGAAAATTACCCCGAAACAGAAGGAATGTTTCAAAAAGAGCTAAATAATATGTATATGACTTTTTGCAAGAAACAGTACGATTATGGCCCAAATAACATAGCAATGGGTACATTGTTGAAAAACGATAAAGAAATCAGCACATCTCTATTAGGTATAATAGTAAGGATGAATGATAAGATAAACAGACTACTTAACCTATCAACCAAACACGACCTCAAAGCTCAGAATGAGCCAATTGAGGATGCGTTTTTAGATATAGCAATATATTGCATAATGGCGTTAATAGTCAAATCAAGGAAATGGAGCAAATAATGGCTAAAAAGAAAACAAAAAAGAAATCTGTTAAAAAGCTAAACTTTTGGCAAAGAGTAGCTAATGGGTGGAAAAAGTTCTTTTCATCTGCTTGGAGCAAATAATGGCTGCAATTAAATGGACAGAGGACGAAGTAAGAATCTTAGACCAATATGAACGTACAGCTAAGTCAGCGTTCGTATTATATCAAGAAGTAAGAAAAGCTGGATATAATAGAACGTATAAGGCTGTTACACGTAAAATTGAAAGTCTAGGATTAAGAAAACCAAAAAGGTACGTAACAGGGCACGAAAAAACTATTGGATACTTAGATATTGAATCTACTGGATTTAGTGCTAATATAGACTTGATGTTGTCTTGGTGTATAAAACCAAGAGGAGGTAAGGTAGTTGGTGCTGTGATTACTAGAGAAGAGCTAATGTCTGATAATCAAGACGCTAGAATCGTGGAACAGCTTGTTGAAGAAATGAACAAGTATGACGTTATAATGACGTATTATGGAACAAGGTTCGACATTCCTTTCATTAGAACAAGGGCTTTATATCACGGCACTCACTTTCCTATGTATAGACAAAAGTCTCATAAAGACCTATACTATGTTGTGAGGTCTAAGTTGAAGTTACATAGGTCATCTCTAATGGCTGCTACTGAATTTTTTGGCATAGCAGGGAAAACTCGCGTTAGACCTGAGTATTGGCAGAAAGCACGTTGGGGTGATGCAAAATCACTGAAATACATTTATGACCACAATGTTGCAGATGTAGCTATATTAGAAAGACTGCATCGTAAGATAGAAGATTACGCTGCACCAACAGTTAACCCAATTTAGGAGAAACAATGAAGAAAAACTCAAAACAAGAGCCTAACAAAATCTTTTTCAATGAAAAAGAGTATGAGTTCAACACTAGTGACTTAAGCGATGAAGGACAAACTCAATACGCTAGAGCAAACCAACTTGCAGTAGAATTAATGCAAATGGAAAGAGCAGCGGCTGAGAAACGCTTTATTATCAACAATTACATCCAATTCGTAGTAGATGAAATCGAAAAAGAAAAAGATGTTGACGAAGATGATAAAAAATAAGTATATTAAGTGAAGACTCGAACTGTTAGAGGAGTTGAACACCATTTGTATGAAAATGTCGCCGAGTTCAGAGAATACCATTCTAATATAGGTTTGGTTGAGAACTGGCGACATTCGAATAAAGGTAATTGGATTCTTACTGATGATGGACAGGTATGTCAAGTATTACATCTTGGAGTACTAAAAAAATCAGACAGGAAAAAAGAAACTACTTTTATTAGAACTATTATTGGTTCTTTTGTATGTGGTGAGAATGTAAAGATGAAAGGACCTATGCGAACAAATATGCATACGTTCTCATCTGAAGGAAAATCTCCTTCTGTTAGAAGAAGAGAGAGAAAGAATGCAACTAATTCAGAATTTTTGTTTGCAAAGTATGTAGCAAAAGGAGAAGACGTGGTGGAAGCCTATATGAAGTCTTTTCCTACAAAGAACGAAAAATATGCACAAGGGCAAGCAAAAATGCTGTTAAAAACAAGTAGGGTGAAAAATTTGATTAGAGAAGAAATAGATAAGTATTTAGAAGAAGCAGAAATTACTCCAAGGTATTTATTGGAGGAAATGAGAGCGTTAATTGACAAAACTGGTTCAAGCGATAGAGATAAGATTTCTGCTATAACAACATTAATGAAAATCTCTGGAATGATGGATACTGAGAAAAAATCAGAATCTATTACATTATTCCAAGGTTTTACAAAGGAGCAATTAAATGCAATTCAAGGGACCGAAGTCAAAAAACTTCAAGAAGTTAAAAGAGATATCGAGGAATAAAAGATGTCACATATGCGATTCAAAGCTTAGAAATTCTGGTGTATTTGTTTGGTCGAGAAGAAAAGAAGATGCAGTAGCAATTAAATGTTGCCATTGCTTAACTACATATTCGACTGATTTTAATATATTAGATTTAGGTATACCAAGAGAAGTAGGATATGCATAATGAGATTAGCAGTATATGGAACTTTGAGAAGAAATCGTCCAGATATTGGAAAAGTAAAAGGTTTTAGCCTTGTATTCCCAGGAACACATTCATATCCAGCAATTATAAAAAACCCTCAAGGAAAGGGAGCTGTAGTTGAAATGGTTGATGTAGACAATGAAGATTTAGAATACTACGACAGATATGAAAATGTAGATGGAGGACTTTATGTCAGAACTACAGTTGATGTTGAGTTTAAAAGAGGACAAACTGAAAAAGCTTGGATATATGTAGCTGGACCATTGCTTTGGGAAAAATCAAAAACTTTCACAGAGGTTCCTGATGCAGACTGGTTGTCTGAAAAAACATCAGAGTTAATGGACAGAGTATATGAAAAAGAAATCTACCAAACCTGAAAATTTTAATATAATACCTCCTGACTTATCTCAAAAAGAAAAAGCTCTTGAGTTAGCAAAAAAGGATATTATAACTTTTGGTCAAATGTTTTTACCAGAAGACTTTATGAAATCTAGTCCAGCTCCGTATCAATACGAGTTAAGCGACTTGTTGTTAGGTGATGAGAAAAGGGCTTGTATTATACTTCCTCGCGGTCACGCAAAATCTACTTTAGCAAAAACTGCTTTATTGTATAAATTATATTTTAACCCACCTGAAAGAAGAGAATTTATTGCTTGGGTATCTGAAGAACAATCTCAAGCAGTAGACCATATCAAATATATACAAAACCATATTGATATCAATCCTGCTTTAAATTATTATTTTGGAGATTTAAAAGGTAGTAAATGGACAGAAAAAGAATTTACTACAGCAAGAGGAGATAGGGTAATTGCAAAAGGAACCACTCAAAGATTGCGTGGTCGTTCTCAATTAGGGTTAAGATATACAAATATTATTCTTGATGACTTTGAATCAGAGCTAAATACAAAGACACCTGAAAGAAGAATGGAAATTAAAGAATGGGTTATGTCAACAGTAGAACCTGCTTTGGAAAATTCAAAAGGACAAGAAGGTTCTGTGTGGTTAATTGGCACAATTGTTCACTATGATTCATTCTTACAAAGTATATACGATGGATATTTATCAGCTAAAAAAGAAGAAAGAAAATACGCTTGGTCTGTTATGTATAAAAAAGCTATAGACAATGGAGTTCCTTTGTGGCCTAACTACTTTAGCAAAGAAAAGTTAGATGATATTAGAAGAAGATTCTCCGATATGGGACTTGTTCATAAGTTTGCTCAAGAGTATTTAAATGAAGCAAGAGATTTAGAATCTGCTAAATTTAGAATTAAAAGAATAAATTATTATAAAGGAAATTTAGAATCAAGAAATGGTTTTAATTATATGATGATAGATGAATCTGCTATTCCAGTAAATGTATATTTAGGAGTTGATTTAGCATATGAGGCAAATGCAAGGAGCGACTATCAAGTTATTATGGTTATTGCTATAGACAAAGAAAGAAATATATATGTTATTGACTATTATAGAGAACACTCTCCTTTATATGATATGCCTCATAAAATATTTGAATACGCAAAAAGATTTAGTCCTGTTAGAAGGGTGAATGTAGAGAAAGTCGGTGCACAAGGTGTTATTAAAGATTATGTAAATAAGCTAATAGGTAAAGATAGAAAAATGGCACCAGGTTTAGCTCAAGGAGTTAGACCACCAGCTGGAATTAAAAAAGAAGACAGAATAGAGGCATTGTTGTGTCCTATTGTAAATTCTAGAAAATTATTTATCAAAAGAGAACACAGTGATTTGGTTGACGAAATGTTTGAGTTTCCTAAAGGTAGAAATGATGACTTATTAGACGGATTATGGTATTCTGTAACGACCGCTAAGCCACCTAAAAGTTCAGCTATTGAAATAGATAAATTCAACGATATTGGCTCAAGTGACGAAAAAACGATGGGTTCTCAGGTAATATCTTGGATTACAGGACAAAAAAATTAAATAATTGTTGACAAAAGTAAGAAATAATTATTATTTTAATAGTAAAAATAAAATTGGGAGTAGACCATCGAAAAATACGAAGAAAACAAAAACAAAGGACAGATAAATAGAGAGTTGTTCCGCAGGTGGAGAGACGCTAGACAGTCCTGGGATACAGAAGCTAGAGACGCTGTAGACTTTGTTTTAGGTAATCACTACACAGCAGATGAATCAAATGCTTTACAAGCAGTTGGTCAAGCTGATTTCGTTATAGATAGGGTTTATGCAGCAGTTGATAAATTAAAATCTTTATTAACAGCTCAACCTGCAAGATTTTCTGCAATAGGAAGAGAAGATTCTGATAATAAACTAGCAAACGTTTGGAAAACAATACTTGAATACATATGGGACATTTCAAAAGGAGATGTTGTTTTTAAACAAATTGTTCACGACTATGCTGTTGCTGGTCTTGGATATGCTTATGTTTATGTAGACCCAGAAGCTGATTACGGAAGAGGCGAAGTAAAGTATACAAATGTTGACCCATTTCGTGTTTATGTAGACCCTGCATCAAGAGATAGGTTTTTTCAAGATGCGTCTGGTATAGTTTTGTCAACATATCTTACTGAACAACAATTATTAGATTTATACCCAGAATTAAAAGAGGTTATAGATAAATTAGAACCAGGAGATAATTCTCTATATGGAGAAGATTATCCTACATCTAATTTAAAAAACTCACAAAATGTGTTTACTCCAGCAGAAGCAAAGAATTTAGATTACAACACTAATGAAAAATATCAAATTTTAGATAGATTTTATAAAGTAAGAGTTCCATACTATAGAATGTTTAATACTTTAGATGGTTCAGAAAAAATTATAGACGCAGAAACTTATGCGGAAATTGTAGAGCAACAAGAAACTATTGAAGCTTTTGAAAGAGGAGCTATAGAGATAGAAGAAATTATGCAAACTAGAATTGCTCAATGTTCTACGATAGGAAATATTTTATTATTTGAGCGTACCTTAAGTACTGATATCTATCCAATTGTTCCATTTTCGAACATTTGGACTAACACTCCCTATCCAAAGTCAGATGTGAACAAGGTTAAAGACTCTCAAAGGCTTTTAAATAAGCTATTCTCTTTAACCTTGTCACACGCTCAGTCTGCAGCAGGATTAAAATTATTAATTCCTGAAGGAAGTATAGATAGCACAAGTCAGTTAGAAAAGGATTGGGCAAACCCTAATGCGGTTATTGAATATAACCCAGAATTTGGTGAGCCTCACTACCCACAACCAGCTCCATTAACAAGTGAGTTTTATTATTTGATTGATAGGGTAGAGAAATATATAGATTTAAATTTTGGTATTCCTGAATTATTACAAGGGTATAAAGACCAAGCTCCTGAATCAGTAAGAGGAACAATGCTTTTATCTGAGATGGGAGAATCAAGAGGAAAATCAAAATTAAGAGATGTAGAAGCAAGCTTAGCACAAGTAGGACAAGTAGTGTATAATCTTGCTAAGGGACATTATCAGTTCCAAAAGACTTTTAAAATTGTACAGGCCAATAACGACTTAACAGAATTCACTGTCAATATGAGATTGTACGATGATAAAACAAACGAACTAGTGCAAATAGAAAATGACCTAACAATAGGTCAACACGATGTTCGTATAATATCAGGCTCAACTTTACCGAGTAACAAGGTTGCAGAATATAATATGTACCTAGAAGCTTACAAGATTGGTCTGGTAGATGATGTCGAGGTTTTAAAGAAAAGTGAAATCTACGACAAAGAAGGTGTTCTTCAGAGAAAAAGCCAAATGGCTCAAATGCAAAGCTATATTGCACAACTTGAAGACCAAGTAAAGAAACTTAGCGGAGACTTGCAAACCTCAGAACGTGAAACTGTAGGAGCTCGTAAGAGAGTTGAAACAGAAAAATTCAAGTCAGAGTTAAATGCAGTTCTTCAGAATGCTAAGTATAACGAAAAAGAAAAGGCAATGAATTTAGGAAATGTAGTTGACCGTATGGAAGATTCTTTACTGCAAGAACAGAAAACAAAAACAGAAAAGTAACCTGGTTCGGCGCGTTAGAGCGAAATCAGGGAAGGAGAGGAAATGGCAGAAAAACAAGAACAGGTTGAACAGCAAGACCCAATAGTGGAAGGCGTAGGAGAAGTTAATGAAACTATTTCTATAGAAGAACCACAAGAGCAAGTCGTTGAAGAAGAGATGGCTGAAGCTGTAGATTGGGAAGCAGAAGCTAAGAAGTTTCAGTCTATGTACGATAAAAAGACCGCAGACTATGAAAATATGTCTAGGGACACTGCTCAATTATCAGAATTGAGAAACGTACTAGAATCGAATCCTAACTTAGTACAAGCAATGGAAAACGAACTTACTGGTCAATCACAAGGAGTTGAACCTAAAGATTCAGATGTGTCACCAGACGCTTTTGACCCTTGGGACGCCTATTACAAGAAAGATTCACCATCTTACAAAATGAGGGTGGCGAATGAAGAAAAGCTTGTACACGACACTGTAGACCGTGAACTCGGAAAAATACAGCAGGCTATGGCAATTAATAATTTGAAAACTGAATTAGTATCCAAGTATAAACTTGGAGATGACGAAGCTTCAGATTTTATTGAATTTGCTACTACTCCACGAGGAAATCTTCCAGTAGAGACCTTAGTAAAGGTTTGGAAAGAAGAAAAAGGCGGGAAGAAAGTAAATGAAAATAAAGAGGCAGTCCAAAAAGCTAAAAGTATACCTAAACCAGCTGGAGTTCTTCAGGGTGGAGACATTCCACAGAAGGATGAAGCAGACCAGGTTTGGGACTCAATTATGAGCGCTAGTGGCCAAAACAAATTAGCAAAATAATATAACAATTAGCTTAGGAGAAACAATATGGCTTATAATCAGAATCAATTAAAACAATCTGATATCAGCGTTTCAACGACTAGCATTAGTGGATTTCAGAATCCAGACCAAAGAAAATTGTATGACTTTTCTGACCGAGTTGCAGAACTTATGCCAGAGGAGTCACCTTTTTTCGTCTACCTAAGTAAAGTTGCAAAGAATCCAGTGGATGACCCTGTGTTCCGTTTCTTAGAAAACAGAACAGTCACTAACTGGACTTCGCGTAACTTTAGCTTAGCGGCTAATGTTAATGGTGGAAGTGCTGTTACAGCTGGTAACTCATACGACTTTACTGTTGACGACGGTTCAAGTGGCGCAATTTCATTCCTTACAAAAGGAATGGTTGTTGCTGTTAATACTGTTGACTCAACAGCAGGGTGGTCTCAAGCTCTTGTAAGAGTTGAAAGTGCTCCATCAATCGGTTCATCTTCTACTGCCTTCACAGGAAGAATAGTAGATGTATCTAATGCTAATGTTTCAGGATATAATGTTCTATCTAATAATGATGCTTGCCAAATCGTTGGTACATCATTTGAAGAAGGAACAGGTTCACCTGATACATTTTCAGATACGCTAGATGACGATTATGGGTATACTCAAATCTTTAAAACAGCTTGTGAGCTTACCAACACAGCGATAGCAACACGTCATCGTGGTTATGCTAACGAATTTGACAGAATCTGGGCTCAAAAACTCCGTGAACACAAAGTAGACATCGAAAGAGCTATGCTCTTTGGACAACGCGCACGTGTTAATGGAATTCAATACACTGAAGGTCTTGTAGGACACATCGTAAAAAATGTCAACCCAACAGCTGACGATTCAGCATTAAGTTACTCTTCTGGTAGTGCATACTACAGAAGCGTTGCTCAAGCTGAATTAACTTACGATAGATTACTATCTGACTTAGAAGTTATTTTTGACCCAGCAAGAGGTGGAGCAAGTGAAAGACTTGTTCTAGCTTCTTTACCCGTAGTAACATTCTTTAACAAATTAGGCGACGGTGCTTTCTTAGACGCATCTATTGGCTCAGCGAGCAATATGCCTTACAGAATGAATTTTGATAAAGCAGACGGAGCTTTCGGGCACCAATTGCTTAACATCAATACAATTCACGGTAGCTTATACCTTGTTAAAGAGCCTCTATTTAGAGGAATGGCAAGTGGAATGATGCTTATGGCTGATATGTCTAATGTGGCATACAGACCATTAGTTGGAAATGGTTTAAATCGTGATACTCAAATCCAAACAAATGTACAAAGTGCAGATGAGGATTTAAGAAAAGATATGATTCTTACAGAAGCAGGTCTTGAAATCACATTACCAGAAGTACACGCGCTTTACAATGTGGAGGGTATATAAGATGAGAAGTAGTTATTTAGAAGTTAACAGTGGACAAGGCGACTACAGAAAACACGTAGAGCACTTAACATCAGCAATCACATTAACAAATGATGATAGCGGTAAAGTGTATATGTGTTCATCTGCAGACGGCGCGTTCTCAATTACATTACCTACAGCCTCAACAGGCTTAGATGGAGTGCATTATAGATTCATCGTTTGGGAGGAAACTCCTACCGCTGATATCACAATCGCTGCTGGTAGTGCAATTGTTAGCTTGGTTAACAAAGATGCTGGCGGAGACGCTGCTAACTCAACAGCTGGTACTCAAATTTCAAACGTTATTCTTGACACAACTGCTCAACGCGGTGATGTTGTAGATATAATGTTCTGGGGTGGCGAGTATGTAGCTACTGCGTTAAGTGGTATCAACAATGGTATTCAAACATCGTAATAATCTGTGAAGATTAGCAGTTTTTGGAACTGTGGGGTTGCTCGTATAAAGGTGTAACCCCGAAATCCAAAAGGAAAAAGATATGTGGAAAATATTTAAAGACGAAAACGAATATAATGAAAAAGCAATCATTGGATTTATTTCCTTTGCTATTATGGTTATGTTTGGAATAGTAGATTTAGTGACAGGATTGATGGGACAAGATTTAGTTATCAATGACAATGTATATAATTCATTTGTTTGGGTAACATTAGGAAGTTTCGGCATAGCTGGAGCAGAAAAAGTTTATAAGAAATAATAGGAGAAAAAGATGGCGAATTACAATACAACTACAAAAGTTATTATTAATGATATAAGCCCACAAGCAGATTCAGTTTCTGGCTCTTTGGCTAAAGAAATTAATGATTATATCCAAGGGCTTGATGATAGTTCTGGGGCTATAGTTGACATAAAAGCAGTCAAATTAGATAGAAGTAGATTAGCTTACATTATTGTTCATAAAGGATAATGGCTAAGTGTCAACATTGTAATGAGCCCAACCCAGAGGGATTTTTTAATTGTCCCTCCTGTGGGCAGAGAGCTGCAAAGTCTAAGTGGAGCACGCAATTTGTTGTAAGGGAAAATAACCCTTGGGCAAGAGCTATAAGGCAAGATAAAGTTGATTTTAGTACAAAAGATATGAATCAACACGTAAAAGAATTGAAAAAAAAGAATTTAACTCCAAAGCTAGGCTCAGGAGACTTTGCTAAAGCTAAAGGAGTAAAACATAAAGATAGTGTTAAATTAAAATAAGGAGATAGTTATGCCTAAAGGAGTACCATACGGCAAAGGAACGCCTAAGAGAAAGAGCAAGAAAAAGAAGAAGTGAGAAGAAGATTATTTAACAATGTTTCTTCAAGGAAGAAAACATTAAAGAAAACAAGACAAGGAGAAAGCAAACACACTAGATTTGGAAGTATTCCAGACACTAGTCATATGTTTGTTTCAAAGAAAAGTTTAAAAAGATATAAAAAAGCATATAGAGGACAAGGAAAATAATGGCTGAAACATTTAAAAATCAAGTAGATGCACTAACAGGATTTGCTAGCACAGAAGATGACGCATTATCTGACTGGCTAACTGCTGGGGCTAGGCTCGTATTGGATGTTATGAGTCCTACAAAGTTAATGAGAGTTGGAAGCAATACAAATTTTACAGACTCAATAGATATTGAAGGTAAAAAAATAATTGCTGTGACTAGAAAAGACGCTAATAATAGCAATAGATATATGCCTTGTAGGCAATTATCTCCAAATGAAATGGGAACAGTTCACGATTCATCTTATATGGAATATGCTACAACCAGTGACCCTGCTTATATAGTTCATAATGATGTATTAAACACATTCCCTCAAAGTGTTGCTTCTAATGATAGTCGTGTAACTTATATAGACACATCTATTACAGTAGCGCACGGAGACGGTGCAAGTGGAATATCAAATTTTCCTGACGAAGCAGAGAGAGGAGTTGTCCTTTATGCTGCAAGAAATGCTGTTGAAAGAAAGATATCAGATGCTAATGCAGACGAAGATGTAGAGTTAGTTTCAGGGTTGGCAGCTCAATACAAAATATTAGATGAGCAATATAAAGAACAAATACAAATATTACAAGGAAGTTTATAATGGCAGCAATAGAATTTAGTGGAAAAGAAATATACAGCAGAGTGAAACAAGCAGTTCCTGATGTGTCAGAGAACTATGTATTAAATTTAATTAATGAAGCATTAATTGATGTAGGAAGATATACAACTAAAATAGAAAATGCAAAAACAAATTTATATCACAATCAATTGTGGTATGCATTAGATGATGATGAATCTATAACGGTTAACAAGGTATTCAGATGTACAATATTAAATTCAGATGGTGAATACATTAAGATTCCTAGATTGTCTAATGGAGAAATTAAACAATTCTACAACGAATCAAGTACAGCTTCAAATACTAATTGGACGGAGGTATAATGGCATACGTAAGCAGTTCATATACAGACCCTAATGATACTTTTGTATGGTGGATAGAAGGCGATAGGATAGCTATAGCAACCACAGACGGAGACGGAAGTACTACAGAAACAGATGAAGGCAAATATAAAGCGGTTCAGTTAGGTTCAAGCAATGACCAAATGATTGGCGGGCTTTTAATATCTTATTATGCAGAGCCAGATAAATTAAGTTCTATAACAGGAACAATAGATATAGATAATTCTTTACAACCTGCTTTGATTGACTATGTAAAAGCTCAAGCACTTATGGATGCAGCTGCTAGGGCTGATGACCCAAATTTGGCAATAATAAAATCTAAAGCAGCTGACAAATGTATGGCAAAATACAAAGAGTGCATTAGAAGATATGGTATGAAGAAAAACGATAAGGTAGGAGGTACTAGAGCAGTTCTTCCAGCAGATTTAAGATAATGTTTAGTGGACCAAATGGAGCAGGAAAAGGAGATAAACCAAGAATGGGTATTTCTCCAAATGAATGGGCTAAGCGTTGGGATAAAATATTTGGTAATAAAAAAGTAAAGGAAGGAAAAAAAGGTGGCACAAGAAGTAAGTAAAGATAGCAAATTTACATTTAGTATAGAAACATTAGCTGGAATAGGTACAAGTATTTTTCTTATAGTGGGTATGTGGTTTACGCTTCAAGCAGATATTGAAGAAGCTAAAGAATTACCAGTACCAGAAGTAGGTCGAACAGAATATGATTTGAAAGACCAAATGATAAGAAATACAATCATCGAAACACAAAAAGATGTGGGAGAGATGAAAGAAGAACAAAAAGAAATGCGTAACGACGTTAAGAATATTGAACGTATGATGATGCAGAAGTGAGGTGGAAAGATGAAATGGTTATATGGTATGGTATATTTGCTTGGTATTTGTTTATCATTATCACCCTTATATGCGCAAGATAAATTAGAAAGTTTACAACAAGTACAATTCTTAAGTCAAAATAATTGTGTTGTAATACAAGTAAATGCTGATTGGAATGCAAGAGCATCTCTTGATTTAGGAAAGATGAAAAATTGTGTTTGGTTTAATGCTAGCATAGATAACCCAGAATATGGTGCTGTTATAGCAAGTGAATGGAAAATTGCTTCAGTTCCTACAATTATTATGTTTGAAAAGGGTAAAGAGATTAAAAGATGGGAAGCAGGATTATCATTCGCATTAAATGCAGATGATATTAAAAAAGAAATAAAGAATGAAATTGATGAAATTATGTTAAGGAGATTTCAGTAATGAAAGCAATATCCGATAGCAGTTCTATGAAAATTTCACTTGGAACTTTAATCCAAGCTGTAGTTGGAATAGCTAGTTTAGTATGGATATATGCAAGTTTAACATCTGCAATTATTACTATACAAAATAGATTAGACTCTATTGAGGCTGATGTTAAAGCTAATTTTGAATGGAGAGAAAGCTGGGAGAGTGGAGGGATTCTTCCATTAGATGTTTCTCAAAATGAAAAGATTGCTTACCTAGAAAAAGAAGTTGAAAGATTAAGAAATAAATAGGAGAAAATATGAAGAAATTACTATTAGGATTAATGTTAATGTGCTCTTTAAGTGCTCAAGACTTTTTTAAGTTTAGCACTATTTATGGAGCATACAATTTAACAAGTCCTTTAACAAAAGACCAAACCTATCAAGTAAGCAACGGTGCTTTACAAGAAATACAAGAAGAGTTAGAAGACCACGGTTCTTTAACTTTAGGTATTAGAAAGTTAGCACGATTTGATTATGAGAATAAACCTGAAGTATGGTATACAGGAAAAGAAGCTCCTATCAATGAAAGTGTTATGATTGGTAATGGTATGGCACAAGGTTGGGAATATGTATTGGAATACTCTCAACATCAACAATTCGGTGAAGAATTTGATAATCACGAATATATGCTACGATATTTAGCACCTAAGTTTATCTTTAAAGCTAACTACGATGCTAAAGGATTAGAAGATTTAGAGTTTGCAGCTGTTGATATGCGATTAAGGAAAAATGCAGGTAATTTAGATTTATCTATGGGTATAGCAGCTAGATTACATCCAGCATATTTAGATTTCCTACCTATTGATTTATGGTGGGATGAACAAGGGATAGATACAAGTGAGTATATTCCTTTTTGGTTATTTGCTTATGATAAAGGATATACAGATGAATGGACACAACAGTATACTCAATATGGCTATGCATACTATGACTACCTATGGTGGGATGAAGAAGGAAATCTTGTAGCAACTACTGATGAAGAGTTTTACACTTTAGTATATGGTGAATTAGTAGATGATTACAATGAAGATTATGCTCGTGATTTAGGTTATCAGTATGAATTATCTTTATCTTTAGGAATGGATTACTATAAATATTTAGATGATAGTTGGATTCATATGTGGAGCACTATATATCCTTATAATAAAGGAATGTCAGATTATTCATTTAATTATGAAATAGCAGACAATAAAATAGACTACGATATGGGAATAGTATTAGGATGGAAACTATCTCCTAAGTTCGGAGTATTTGTTCAAGGTCGTTACTTATCTATGTACGATGTACAAAGTTATGAGGCAATGACAGGTATTAATTGGTTGATATATTAATGACTTATATAATTACAGAACCTTGCGTAGGAACTTGCGATACAGCCTGTGTAGAAGTTTGTCCTGTTGATTGTATCCACGGACCAATAGATATTAAAGGAGCAGGGAAAGAAGTTAAAACATTAAAAACTCTTGATGGAATGCAATTATATATTGACCCAGAAGAATGCATTGATTGTGGGGCGTGTGAACCAGAGTGTCCAGTAGACGCAATCTATGATGAGGATGAAGTTCCAAAAGAGTATAAAAAATTTTTAGAAATTAACGCAAACTTTTTTAAGGAGGTAGAATGAAATTATTTTTAATAGGAATGTTATTTGGACTAGGATTACATTTTGCTATATGTAAATATGGTGGATGTGTAAATGGATGTAGTTGTGAAAACTGGAAAGGTTTAAAATAATGCCAAAACTAAATGTAGTAGCTAACATTATAGATAAAGTAGCTGGTCACGTAGACAAGTTTACTTTAGATAAGCAAGAGAAAGCTGAGTTAATTGCAGAAATTAACAAAGCACAAATGGAAGTAAATAAAGTTGAAGCAGGACACACGTCTATGTTTGTAGCGGGCTGGAGGCCATTTACGGGCTGGATTTGCGCTTCTGCATTAGCTTACCACTACATCTTACAACCTTTACTTACATTTGTTTTATACAGTTTTGGCAATGAAATAGTTTTACCAACATTTGATATGGGAACATTAACTACAGTACTTCTTGGGATGTTAGGTCTTGGAGGTATGCGTAGCTTTGAAAAGGTAAAGAGAAGTGCCTAATGCCAAGACAATCTTTACAATTAAATGATTTCAGTGGAGGTTTAAACACTAAATCTTCTCCGAGGGATATTGCGCCTAATGAACTATCAAAGGCAGACAATGTTGTAATATCTAATCCAGGTTTAATAGAATCTGCTTCAGATTCATCAGCAAAACTTGGGACAGCAAATGCACCTAATACCCAAACAACTGCAGGGTATGGAGCGTTTATGTTTAATTCTCAGTACAATACAGATAGTAGCGGAACTATTGGAGATTCAGTTCAAGTGTTTGCATACCCAGAAGATAATGCATCCACAACTACTACAAAAATTTTAACATATGCAAGAGCTTTTGGTAATAGTGGAAACTTTACACTAACAGAAGCAAGTGGAGATGCAATAGTAGATATGCAAGTTACTGGCGGAGTTCATCCAGTATATTATTATGTAGATGGTTCATTGTATATTTCAGATGCAAAAGTGGTAGATGGAGACAATAGTACAGAACCAAGAAAATTGCAATATGTTTCTAGTACTAGACTAGGTTCTTCTACAACTGTTGTTGGATGGTATGATACTACAATGAAAGTAGAGATACCAGGAACTTCAAATTTTGAAAGTATAGATTCTACAACAGATGGAAATTTCTCAAGCAATCCTGATAATGTAGGTGGTTTTGATGTTATATTAAGTACAGACCCTAGCACTGTATCTACAAATTTCTCAAACAAACAACAAGATTCAAGCAATATAATAACAACTACAAATCCAGGAGAAACAGCTCCTAGCCCTAATGAAGATATAAATGCAACAGACAAGACAATATATCTAAAAACTGAAGCTGGAGATGACAATATGACTGGAGCTTTTAGCGATGGAGATGAATTTTTTATTAATGGAGAAGGATTTAAAGTTAGAGGAATAAACGTTTTAAGTCCCAATACAGTTGTTCAATTAGTAGTAGATAGAGATGTATATGGAACTGGAGCTTTAATGCATCCAGCCAGTTCTAATGTAACAACTCAAAGCAGTAGCACTACAAGTGTTACTGGTGGTGGTTGGGAAGCTGGAACTTATGAATTTACACACACTATTATAGATTTACAGGATAATGAAACATTGCCTCAGGCAATACAGTCTAATGTATTTAACATTACAGAAGGAAGTTATTTTACAAGAGTAGGATTAAGCGTTAAGTTTGAAGATTGGTCCAGCAGAAAGAATGAAAAAGGAGTTAGAATTTACACTAGAAAGAAAGGTGGAAATGGAAGATGGATTTTATTCTTAGATGTTGACTGGAGAAGAGGAGTAAGAAGTAATTTATTTGAAAAATATAAAGATGAGACAAATGGTTTTGGAAGTGCAGTCTCTACCAATTTTAAACAAGTCAAAAATTTAGATATTGTTAACCCTTCATTAGACAACTACGAAAGTATTAATGGATATTCACAAGATGAAGAAAGTATAGATTTCGGAACAGATGGTGGATATAAAGCAGCAACAGTATGTGCAAGAAGAGCTTGGGTTGCAAATGTTAGAAAAAATGATGTAGTATATGATGATAGAGTATATTATACTCCAGTAAATAGATTTGGAACATTTCCAGATAGTTATTATTTAGATATAGGTATTAGCGACGGTGATGCATTTACAGCTTTACATAGTCTTGGAAATAGATTGTTAGCATTTAAACAAAAGAAATTATATGTTATCAATGTGTCTTCTACGTCGGATGCTGGATGGTATCTAGAAGCAGAGTATGAAGGTATGGGATGTATAAATCAAAGTTCTGTTTCAAAAACTCCATTTGGAGTAGCTTGGGTAAATAGTCACGGAGTATATTTATTTGACGGACAATCTATGCCAAAAGAATTAACATTAAAACTAGATGACAATCTCTGGAACCTTGGACAAGAAGCAAGCAATGTATTATATAATCCTTCAATAGGATATGACAATAAGTATAAACAATTATTTGTTTTACAAGATAGTGCTATTACTTCAAATTCTAATGTAGATACTGAAGATAGAGTGTTTGTTTTTGATTTTCCAACACAGTCTTGGACTACAAGAGATTCTATAGGAACTGCAGATATATCTAATTTTGTTGATTCTTATGATGGAATATATTTCTTTAAACACTCTGATGATAAGATACATAAAGTAAATGGAGACACTGGAACTAAAACAATAGAATTAATTACTAAAGATATAGATTTTGGAAATCCAGGTTTAGTTAAAAAAGTTAAAAAAGTTTATGTTACTGCTAGGGATGCAGCAGCTAATTCTACATTAACATTGTCTTATGCGCTTGATGGAAGCACAAGTTTTACAGCAGCATCTGTTCCAGGAAGTGGGCAAGCAACTATTAATAATGCACAGTATGAAGTTAATGCTTACACTATTAATCAAAATTGTGAATCTGTAGCTTTGAAACTTGTAAGTAGTGGCAAGATAGATATTAACGATATAAATATAGATTTTAGATTAACTAATAAGAGACCTTCATAATGCCAAAATCAGGAGAACATAAAGTCAATGGAATTGACTCATTCTTCAGAGTAAGACCATCTAGTTCTAACGTAAGAGAGGGAGAAACAGTATCATTTCTTGAAGATGGAGTATTAGTAAAACAAGAAAAAAGAAATGGTGTTATATACGAAACAAGACTTCCAGAGCAAGGAAAAAAAGAAGAATTAAAAACTACAACTACAACCACTGGAGGTGGAACAGTATTCTTTGGAAGTGGAGATGTAGATTCTATTGTTGCTGGAACGGGATTATCTGGAGGTGGAAGCTCTGGAGATGTAACATTAACTGTTGGAGCAGCTCAAACAAGTATTACCTCTATTTATGCTACTGATTTAATCATAGGAGAGGATTCTCAAACTGCTATCGACTTTGGAACAGCAAATGAAATAGATTTTAAGATAAATAATTCTGCAGAACTAACTTTAGATGCGTCTGCACTTTATCCAGTAACTGATGCTGGACTTGATTTAGGTACATCAACATTAGAATTTAAAGATGCTTTCTTTGACGGAACAGTAACTTCAGATGCATTCGCAGGTCCTTTAACAGGAGATGTTACAGGAACATCTTCTAAGGTAACAGTAACTAACAGCACAGCAAACACAGCTTTTCCAGTAGTATTTAATGATGAATCTGATGCTTTATTAGATGATACAAGTACATTTACATATAACCCAAGTAGTGAAACTCTTGTTGTTCCTAATTTAACAGTATCTGGAACAACTACTACAGTAGATACAACAAATCTTCAAGTAAAAGATAAAAATATAGTTTTAAATTATGCTAGTGGAGATTCGTCTTCTTCAGTAGATGGTGCTGGTATTACAATACAAGATGCTGTTGACGCATCTAATGATGCTACTATGTTATGGAGTGCTTCAAATGATAACTTTGTATTTTCACACGAAGTGGTTTCTCCAAGTTTAGATATATCTGGTAATGTAGATGTTGACGGAACATTAGAAACAGATGCTTTAACAATCGATGGAACTGCATTAGGCACAGTAATTGCAGGAACGACTGTAACAAATGCTACTAATGCTGCTCACGTTACTGTAGCAGACAATGAAAGCACAGATGAAAATGATTTAATACCATTTATTGAAAATACTTCAGCGACAGGAAATGTAGGATTAGAATCTGATGGAGATTTTCACTATAATCCTTCAACAGGAAGATTAACTGCAACGCAGCTTTCAGGAACTTTACAAACTGCAGCACAAGGAAATGTTACAAGTCTTGGAACATTAACAGCACTTACTGTAGATAATGTAAGTATTAATGGTTCTACAATAGGACATACAGGCGATACAGATTTAATGACTGTAGCAAGTGGAGTGTTGACAGTAGCTGGAGAAGTAGATGCTTCAAGTTTAGATATTAGTGGAGATGCAGACATTGATGGAACTTTAGAAGCTGATGCTTATACTGTTGATGGAACTGCTTTAGCTACATATATTAGAGATACTGTTGGTACAAATATGTTATCAAGCAATACTGAAACTGGTATTGCTGTTACTTATGACACTTCTAATGATAATATTGATTTTGTAATAGATTCAGCACAAACAGCTATTGCTTCTATATACAATACTTCTTTAAGAATGGGTAGAGCAGCTGATAGTGAGTATATAGATTTTGGAACAGATAATGAAGTAAGAATTGCAGCTGGAAATGTAACCTTTATGAAGTTTATTGATGATACCCAAGATAAAATAATTGTTGGAGACGGTTCTTCTGATATAGACTTTATTGTAGATGATAATAGTGGTGATGCAGCCTTTACTGTTCAGTCAAGCGATGGTGCTGTAACTATACCAGGTGCTTTATCAGCAGGTTCAATAGGTGGTGTAACAAATTATATTGGTACAAATGTTATTGCTAATACTTATAAATATAATAATAGTGGTAGTGCTGGAGCTACTGCATTTACGATTGGTGCTAGTGGTGGTGTAACATTTACTGCAGCAACTGCTTTTGCAAATTCTGTATTTGAATCTTCAAGTGGAGGTATTGTATCAATTAAAAATTCAAGCGATGATGTAGATACAGGAGCTACTTTAGGAAGAATTGATTTCTCAGCATCAGAAGAAGATGCAGGTAGTGATTCTTTATTATTAGCAGCATCAATAGAGGCAAGAACTTCAGCAGACTTTACAGCAAGTTCTAATCAAACAGATTTAGTATTTTATACAGCTACTTCAGAGGCTGCTACAGAAAAAGTAAGAATTAAAAATAATGGTAATGTCGGTATAGGAATTGCCTCACCAGAGGGTAAACTTCATATATATCAATCTGATGCAAGTGTAGCTCCTGATAGCGATGGAGATGATTTAGTTATTGAAAGTAATGCTGATACTGGTATTAGTATTTTAGCAGGAGAGAGTGATGGAGAAACTGGCTCATTAATCTTTGGAAGTGATAATGATGCCTATGGAGCAGGACTTGCTTATCATTATTACGATAAAACACTTTCTTTAAAAACTGCACACTCTGATGGAATATTAAGATTAGCAAGTGCAAATAATTCAGAAGCTATGAGAATATTGGCTAATGGTAATGTCGGTATAGGAACTACATCACCTACAGATACTTTACAAGTAGAGGGTAGTATTGGAGTAGGTGTAGGCAGAGATGGACAATTAACTTCTGTTAATAATGGATTGGTAATGAGAAGTCTTGTATCTGATGCAGATATGTTTTTTTATGTTAATGATGGTGGTGTAGATACATTAGCATTAAAATTAGATGGAAGTTCTGCTGGTTCTGCTATTTTTAATCACGATATTGTTTTAGCAGATGGTGGTAAAGTTACTTTTGGAGCAGGTTCAGATTTACAAATTTATGTAAGTAGTGATGATGCTTACATTGACAATCAAACTCAAGACAAAGATGTATACATTAGAGTAAACGATGGTGGCTCTATGATTAATGCTATCTATATTAATGCAGATAGTGAGGGAGATGTTTACCTACCTAATGATTATCAAAGACTGATAATGGGTGCTGGTAATGATTTACAATTTGTCCACGATGGAACTAATAATTATATGGAGGGCTATACTGGAGATATTAGTATAACTAATTATGCAGATGATAAAGACATAATACTAAAATCAGATGATGGCTCTGGTGGAACAACTGCTTACCTAACATTAGATGGTAGTTTAGGGGCTTTATCTATACAAAAAGATATGTATAGAAATGATGGTGTAAATATCTATATGGGTTCACACTCGGACCAATATATGTATTATGATGGAACTAATGATATAGGATATTGGAGAGCAACTACTGGGGATATTACAATAAGAAATGATGCAGATGACAAAGATATTATTCTTATGTCTGATGATGGTAGTGGTGGAACTACACAATATATAAGAATTGATGGTAGTGCAGGATTAACACAAATTGATAAAGATATGAAGTTTGTTGATAGTGTTCAAGCAAATTTTGGAGATAGAAGTGGTGGTGATATGCAAATATACCACGATGGAAGTAATAACTATATCAATGCAAGTGAAGGACATTTAATATTAGAGCAAAATGAAAATGACCACGACATATATTTAAAATCTGATAATGGAAGTGGTGGAACAGCAATCTATGTTCAGTTAGATGGAAGCACGACAGATTTATTATTAACACCACCAGGTAATGTTGGCATAGGAACTAGTTCACCAAGATTACCACTTCATATAGCAAGTCCTGATGGAGATGATGATCCTGCAAGTGGTTCAGCAACTGGTGCATTTTTTGTTACTAACAGTGCTGGAAGTTATGGTATTGAAATGGGAGTATCTTCAAGTGGTGATGCTTGGATACAATCACATTCTGTAACAAGTTCCAATGAATATAATTTAAACTTAAATCCTATTGGTGGAAATGTCGGCATAGGAACTTCATCACCTGCAACTACATTAGAGGTAGATGGGATCTTAACAATGGAAGATGTATCTGCTCCATCAGAAGGTGTTTCTGGACACGCACAAATGTTTTCTAATAGTGGAGAAATGAAAGTAAATGATGCAAGTGGTAATATAACCACAATATCTCCACACAATTTTGAATTAATCCCTGAAGGAGCATCAGAAGATATGGCTTGGAGTCATCACTCTGTAAAGGGAAATAAAACAGTTAATGTCGATATGATGAGATTGGCAAGATTAGTAGAAGAACTTACTGGCGAGAAGCTAGTATATACAGAAGAAACCTAAAAAGGAGAATACGATGGCTAAGAAAATAGCAGAAAAAGCAGTAGAATCAGCAAGTGCAGTTAAAATGGTTGAAATCAAACATCTTCGTTCAATGAAAGATGAAGCAGGTAAAGATGTATCTGTGGTAGATTGGACTGAATCAAAATCAGTAGATGAAGCAATTTCACAAGCAGAAGCACAATTAGTAGATGCAGAAGCAAGAGTAACTGAACTTAAAGCAGACATTGTTGAATACAAAAAAATAAAAGGGTAGTAATGGCTATTACATACAGGGGTATAAGATTCAGAGGTTATAATAAACCGAAGCGTACCCCTAAACACCCTAAGAAGTCACACGCTGTATTGGCTAAGTCTGGTGGAAAGATTAAGTTGATTCGTTTTGGACAACAAGGCGTAAGGGGTGCAGGGAAAAATCCACGATCAGCAGCAGCGAAAGCAAGAAGAAGAGCATTTAAAGCACGACACGCTAAGAATATTCGCAAAGGGCGTATGAGTGCAGCATATTGGGCGAATAAAGTAAAATGGTAAGGAGTTAAAGATGGAAGTCGGAAAAGATAGCAAATTAACGCTAACGATAGAAACTATTATCAGTATAGGGGTTACTTTAGTTATGGTTGTCGGAATGTGGTTTACTTTACAAGCTGACATTAAAGAAGCAAAAGAATTGCCTAAACCTGAAATAGGTAGAACAGAGTATGATTTGAAGGATCAAATGATTAGAAATACAATTATTGAAACTGAAAAAGATGTACAAGAGATTAAAGAACAGCAAAAAGAAATGCGTGAAGATGTAAAGAACATTGAACGTATGATGATGCAGAAATGAGAGATATAGATGACAAAATTTTATGGACTATATGGTGTATTATTTGGATTGGCTTTATTATTATCACCAGTATTATCGCAAGGTAAATTAAAAAATTTACAACAAGTACAACTATTATCTCAAGACGAGTGTGTAATAGTTCAAGTAAACGCAAATTGGAATATATCTGCATCGCTAGATTTAGATTATATTAAAAATTGCAAATGGTTTAATGCTAGTATAGATGACGAAGATTATGGTGCTATTATAGCTACTGAATGGAAAATT